ACGGATATGTTCGGCGGAGAACTATCCCTTGAGGACATAATAGATGAACTGGAACGGCAATTAAAAGAGCCAGGAAGCCCACATCCGGTAAATGCTAAAATTCTTACATACGAGGATGCGGCAGATTGGGATGCTTACCGTGCAATCGGCACACCGGAAGAATTGCAGGATATGAAAAACAATTATTTTGAAGCATTAAGCGATTGGCGTCAATACCGTAAGATTGGGACTTTAGAAGAATGCCGGACGGCGGTGGAGAAACAGAAAGCCAAGAAGCCTAGGCCAATCGATTACAAAAAATATATCGGTATAGTAAAAAATGCAGAGTATTTAAGAGGCGCTTATTGGTGTCTTAATTGTAATCAAGCTATTAAAAGTGGAACTTTTTGTAAGAATTGTGGTCAAAAGCTGGACTGGAGTGATGAAGAATGAGTGAAATAAAAGGTTACACAGTGGAAGAAGTTGCAGAACACAGAAAAGATAAGCTTGTTCGTGACTATAATTTTTGCAAGTCTAAATTAGCAGAAATCAGACGTCACGAACAGGAAATTGAAAGCATAAGAACCGCATATAACAAAATGATAGTCGAGTATAGAATGGAAAGCGTGAATAGAGTCATTGAATACATAAGGGCGGCAAAGATAACAGATGCTAAGGAGCTGGATACGCTTTTGTATCACTGCCAGAACAAACTTGCGGGGAATATTGATGGAACGGAGCTGAAGTTATCAAGAAGTGGAGATTATGAAGAATGAGTGAAGATTTGAAACAATGCCCGTTTTGTGGCAAGAAACCCATAATCGAACATTGGAGCAGCGATGGAATGATGTATATGGTTAAGTGTAATAATCCAGATTGTCCGGTACCGTTGTTGTCTTATCCGAATGGGCACAATCTGGACGAAGTAATTACTGAATGGAACAGGAGGGCGAACGATGGGAAGACAGATTGATGCGGATGCGCTTAAAAGACTGATTGCAGGAATGGCTATTTCCAATAATTATCCTGCAAATAAGGCTAATGCACTGTGTGAACTGATTGATGCACAGCCGACTGCCTACGACACTGACAAGGTTGTAAGACAGTTGGAAGACTATGGAAATGAAGAAACACACTATTATAAAAACACTCCATATGAAAAATGCATAGAAGAGTGCATAGGCAAAGCAATCCAGATTGTGAAAGGCGGTGGAGTAGATGCCAATTAAACCAGAAAATCGGAAAAGATATCCAGCAAACTGGAAAGACATACGAAAAGATATCCTTAAACGGGCAGACAATAAATGCGAATTTTGTGGAATTGAGAATTATGCTATCCGCGAAAATGGCTCAAAAGTTGTCCTGACAATAGCGCATTTAGACCATAAACCGGAAAATTGCGCTTACAGTAATCTTAGAGCGTTATGCCAGAGATGCCACAACAGATATGATGCAAAACACAGGGCAGAAACGAGAAGAAAGGCAGGTGCGGTAGATGGCAATTAAACCGATTTTATTCAATGCAGAAATGGTTCGTGTGATTCTGGATGGGAGGAAGACTTGCACAAGGCGAATTTGCAAAGATGCCAATGAGTGTACTGTGCCGGATATGGATTTTTACAATGCCGACAAGAGAACTTATGCAGTACATAACTTTGCAGACCTGGAACATATAGAACAGTTAAGTACGACAGAGAGAACCTGCCCTATTTGTCCGGGAGATATACTGTACGTTAGGGAAACATGGGAGCGCTTTGAATGTTGGAATTGTGAAGGGGACGAAAGCGGAAGTTGCCCAAAAGAACCACAAAAAAGCGTTTTGGATAAAGTTTGCGGTTGCTATATGTATCGAGCAACAGATGAAATAAGTGGAGATGCAAAGTGGCACCCATCCATCCACATGCCGAAAGAAGCGGCGCGTATCTGGCTTAAGGTTACGGATGTGAGAGTGGAGCGGTTGCAGGATATAACACCAAAGGGGGCAGAAAGCGAAGGTGTTGGAAACCTTTTCTATGATGATATCGGATACGGTGAAAAAAATTATGGAACAGAAGTAGACACAGAGTACGGGATTGCAAAGGAGCAATTTGCTTGGCTGTGGGAATCAACCATCAAGAAATCCGACCTTGACCGGTATGGTTGGGATGCAAATCCGTGGGTTTGGGTTATCGAATTTGAGCGGTGCGAGAAACCGGAAGGAGTGTGAGGTATGGCTAAAGCAGTATTGATTATGGATATGCCGGAACAGATATGCCAGAAATGCACATTGTGCTATGAGACAGAGAATGATGACGAATATCTGTGCTGTGCGACAGGGAAACTTGTACCAGACGGAGAAAAGCCGGATTGGTGCCCACTCCGGGAACTGCCAGAGAAATCAGCTCATCCAGAGCATTGCGACAATGGAAGGTTCGATGCAGGCTGGAACGGATGCTTAGATGCTATAGAGGGAGGTGCACATGGGAAAGAGCAGAGCGAGTAAGCTGAACGGCTACCGGAGTGCGGTAAGCCGGCAGAGAAACGATGTGTATAAGTTCAAGACCAGAGGTAAGAAAAAATAAATCAGAAAGGAGTGCGAGCTTCCCGGGAAGATGCGCATCGGCTCCTTGAGAAAAATGATTGGATTTGAGTATAAAGGACAGGTTGCCTATATCACGAGGATGGATGATTTCCGTGATTACATGGAACCAGAAGTTTACGAAGCTGTTCGGAAAGCCTTTGAAAATGGTTGCGATGGCGGACTGCGACAGAAATATGAGGAGTTACAGGCTGAATATGATGAACTGCAAACAGAGTATGACATCCTCGAAGATGAGATGGGAGATATTGATGCCGTCCAAGCTGAACGGGAAAAGTGCGAAGAGGAGCGGGATGCGCTACAGGAAAAAGTAGACACACTAACGCATCATATTAAAGAACTTATAAATCAGTATTATCAGCGTTACATAAAGACGGAAGAGATTATTCCGGAATTAGAAAAATTGATATGAAAGGAGCCGGAACCTATCCGGATAAAAGGCGCGCCGGGTTCCTTTTGAAGAAAATGAAAACAAAATGTGAAATTTACAGAGATTCTATGCAGAATTATAAAAAATATGCGATACCGCCGGCGCAGCTTATTATTGCCGATGTACCTTACAACGTAGGGAAGAATTTCTACGGCAGTAATCCGATGTGGTACAACGGTGGAGACAATAAAAACGGAGAGAGTAAGCTTGCGGGTAAAGCGGCGTTCAATTCAGATTTTAACTTCAACCTGTATGAATATTTTCATTTCTGCAGCAAGATGCTTAAGAAAGAACCGAAGAAAGCCGGAACTAGAGGGCGAAGTTCTGACGCGCCGTGCATGATTGTGTTCTGCGCTTTTGAGCAGATGCAGACATTGATTGCGGCGGGCAGAAAGAGAGGATAAATAGATGGAGAAATTTTTTACAATTAACAAAGACAGTGATTTTTATAAAGCATATGTACAGTATCAGAAAGATGTAAAAGCGAATGCGCAGGCATTTAAGAAATTTTCGGAGGAACACGGGATTGAGGCGACGCAATATATTCCAGACGATAGAGCGGTAATAATTATTCCAACTAAAAATGATTTGCAGAAATTTCAGGGTATGTTTACAAAAAATAAATTATATTACGAAAACGGTGTTAGACGTTTCAGAGCAAACTGTCAAATTACCAAGGATTGGTTTGAGATTGCAAAGACGGTACCAAAGCCGAAAAAACCGGATTACTTCTGCTACGGAATGAGATTTTGTGGGAAATATAGCACAAGGTGCTTTATGATCGGTGATGTTTTATATGGTTCGGCGGAGAATGTAGAAGTAAAGCTACTCGATTTTATGACAGAAATTAAAGCGAGCGAGTTTTATAAGGCAATCGAGGAGGAAGAGAGCAGAGAAAAGGAGCAGTTATGAAAAAGAAAATTTTAGCAGCAATTTTAACAGCAACACTCTTGATCGCCGGATGCAGTGACATGGCGAACGTCAGCGCAGGGCAGGATAATACGATGGTATTGGTAGAAGGTTGGCGGGATTACGGTATCTATGCGGACAAAGACACAGGCGTCATGTATCTGGTGTATCAGCGGAATGGTACCGGATGTACCGTTATGCTTAATGCAGACGGTACACCGAAGATTTGGCAGGAAGAAAAATAAAATATTGGAGGATATTGGCTTATGAAGTTTTCAAAACTGACTAAGCCAGAGCTTGAAGTAATTATTGAAAACGCCAATTTTACGGAGCAGGAAGAGGAAATATTTTCTCTTCTTGCCCGTGGATTTATACCAAAAGAAATATCAATGAAAATTTGTATTCCGCTAAGAACAGTAGAAAGGCGTATCTTTGATATAAAGCAAAAAGTCAAGAGATTGGAAGGTGATTTAAACGGAAAATCTTTCTAAAAGTGAATTGTTGAATTTTGCCATTGAAAATGGTATTATCGACATAGACACCATTCAGAAAAAAATTGAGATGAACGAAAGGAAGAAATTTATTGAAAAACACAATTATAGCATTTGGGAAGGAAAAGACGGTAAGTTTTACACATATTTGCCCGATGAAGAAAGCCAGAGAGGGAAAAAACTTGTAAAAAGAACATCTGAAAAGGCGATAGAAAACGAGATAGTGAAGTTTTATAAAGCCATGGAAGATGAACCGACAGTCAGCCAAGTATATTCTAGCTGGATTTCTGAAAAATTGGAATATGGTGAAATAACAAGGCAGACAAAGGACAAGTACGAAACGAATTTTAAAAGATTTTTTGAAAATGAGTATTTGCCGATTGCAAATAGAAAAATCCGGTATATTGACGAAGAAATATTGGAATCATTCATAAAAACAGCTATTTCAAAGCTGGAACTTACGCAGAAAGCGTACTCCGATATGCGGATATTGATTAACGGAATTTTCAAATATGCAAAGAAAAAACATTATACTAGCTTGAGCATAACCAATTTCATGGGTGATTTAGAAATTTCGGAGAAGTCATTTAAAAGGAATCATAAGTCTGACAACGAATTAGTTTTTTCTAAGGATGAAGAGCTTTTGATTGAACAATTCATAATGGAAGACCAGCCTACATTGATTGAACTTGGAATTATTTTGGCATTTAAAACCGGACTAAGGGTTGGAGAAATATCCACGCTTTCATGGTCAGATATTGCAGAAAATAAGATACATATATCAAAGACAGAAATACGATACCGAGATGATAGTGGCAAATATGTGTTTGATGTTCAGAATTTTCCAAAGAGCGATGCCGGATTTAGAGATGTTATAATTACCGAAGATACCAATGAACTTATGAGAAAAATAAAAATGCTTAACCCTTTTGGAGAATATATTTTTATGAAAAACGGTAAAAGGATAAAAGGACAAGCATTTACAAGACGTTTATATGTGATCTGCGATAAAGTTAAAATTGGTGAGCGATCAATTCATAAGGCGAGAAAGACATATGCTACAAAGCTTATAGATGGAAATGTTCCAGAATCTGTAATAAAAACACAAATGGGTCATACTGATATTAGAACAACGCTTGACCATTATTATTTTAATAATAAAACAGAGAGTGAGATGCAAGAATACATTGCGAAAGCACTATCGATGTAAAAGGTAACACGAGGTAACACCTTTAGGTATAAAGAAACCTAGTATTTATGCGGGTTTGCGGGGTTTGATACCGAGTTCAAATCTCCCTTCCGCTACTTTATTTTTGTTTAAGAAAACCTTGTGAAGCCTTGATTTTACTGGAAGAAAGGAGATTCTGAATGGTGCCTTTTCTGAAAGTAAAAATCAAAGGTAACACCAAAGGTAACACGAACAAACGTACGAACGCTTAAGGCGTTCTTTTTTTATTGCAATTTTGGCGGTGATACGGCGGGAAACAGGCGTTATTTAGACGGTATTCTGGCGGTTTTACCGTCTTTTTTTATGCCACAATATAAGCAAAGGGAGGGATGATAATGTTTTCTGACGATGTTCTTGAGAAAATTTTTGCCAGAAAAGAATTGCAATCATTAGATTTGTCAACGCAGTCATCTATCATTCACGCAATCGAGGATGTTTTGGAGGAGGTTGAAGAAAATGAACATGAACGGAGTTTATCCGGCACCGGGATATAGTCAGCAAATTCCTTATCAGGCATCATATGGGTATAATCCATATGGTAATCAGCAAAGAATTGAACAGCCGCAAAATTATTTTCAACCGGCGCAAACACAGCAAATTCAGCAGACACAAATGACGCCTATTGGAATAAATGGGAAAATTGTGCCTTCTGTTGAAAATATTACTGCAAACGATGTGCCGATGGATGGAAGCGTGGCGTTTTTCCCAAAGCAGGATATGTCGGAAATATACGCCAAAAGCTGGAACTCAGATGGTACAATCCGCACAATCGTTTTTAAGCCTGTTTTAAATGATATGACTAACAATTTATCGCATGAGACGGAAAAAATGAAATTTGACCTATCAGACGAGTGCACAGGTGCATTTATGCAGAAGTTCGATGAACTTTTTGGAAAAATTGAACAGATAGAAAACCGATTAGATAAACTTCCTAACGGTCAAAGAAAAACTTCACAGGTAAAAAAGGAGAGTGATCCAGAGTGAACCCAATGCAGGCAATTTTAAATCAAATGGTAAATTCCCCACAGGTACAGAATAATCCAATGGCTAAAAATGCCATGCAAATGTATCAAAACGGAGACAGAAATGGCTTAAAATCAATGGCAGAAAACCTTTGTAAAGAAAGAGGAATTACAGTAGATGAAGCAAAGCAAAAGGTTATGAGTATGTTTAATCATTAGTACATTTTGGGTTGCGCGCACAATAACCGGTTATCCCATTTGTAAATAAATCAGATGGAGGTAAACAAAATGTTTAATGGAAACGCATCTCCTAGTCTTGCTGATATTGCAGCAGTGACAGGAAACGGAAGAAACAATGATGGTATGTGGGGCGGCGATGGCTGGTGGGCTATCATTATCTTTGCTATGATTTTTGGCTGGGGCGGCTTTGGCGGCAATGGCTGGGGAGGAAACGGAGGTATGGGTTCAACAGCATCTGCATACACTGACTCCGCAATCCAGCGTGGATTTGACACACAGGCTATCATCGGAAAGTTAGATGGTATCACAAATGGTCTCTGTGATGGATTTTACGCACAGAACACTGCTATTATGAACGGTTTTCATGGTGTAGACAATGCAATCTGCAACCTTGGCTACCAGACACAGCAGGGATTTAATACCACAAACGTGACACTTATGCAGGCGCAGAACGCTTTGCAGTCCCAGATGGCAAATTGTTGCTGCGAGACCAGAGAGGCTATCCAGGGTGTGAACTACAATATGGCGCAGAACACCTGTGCGCTGCAGAACACCATGAACAGCAACACGAGAGACATTATTGACAGTCAGCAGGCAGGAACAAGGGCAATCCTTGATTACCTGTGCCAGGAAAAGATTTCTTCCTTACAGGCAGAAAATAACGACTTAAGAAGAGCCGCTTCACAGGATCGCCAGTCTGCATTGCTCACTACTGCAATGTCGGCACAGACCCAGCAGATCATCAACGCTGTAAATCCAGCTGCAATCCCGGCATATGTTGTGCCAAATCCTAACGCTTATGCGTATGGTTGTGGATGCAACACAGGATGTAGCTGCTAAAAGTAGTTGCTACACAAAATTGAATAATTGAGTATCTTAATTGAGTTTAACTCGACTATGTCTGCAAAAGCAGTATTACTTATAAGCGCAAAGGGCAGACTGAAATATGTTTGCCCTTTATTTCATGAATAGGAAGGTAGAATACATGGACGAAATTAAAAATAAATTTATCGAAGCAATCAAAAAGATTGATTTTGAAAAGCTTAACATTTCGGAGCTTAAAACTCTTGCGGAAATAACTGGATCAGTAGAAAAAATGGCAAAAAAAGATTATTCTGAGCTATTGATGGAAAAATTTTCTCCAGACCACGGATTTGTTTTTTCGAGCTCCGATACAAAAACAATAGCAGAATTAAAATAAGGAGGTCATATTATGGCAGAATTTACAGGAATTGCATTACAAACAGTTGCACAGGGCGAAGATGTAGCACTTACAGAAACTCCGGTATGCGCAACAAAATGCATTGTTCATAGACAGGGAAGCGGCATTGTTAAATTAAGAGGACTTACAAATCAGTGCCGGGCAAGATTTTTGATATCTTATTCCGGAAACATTCAAATTCCTACAGGTGGCACAGTTGAAGCTATTTCACTGGCTATTGCAATTGATGGAGAACCGTTGCAGTCAACTCGAATGATTGTTACACCGGCGGCAGTTGAAAACTTCTTTAACGTTTCGGCGCAGGCATATGTGGACGTTCCTCGCGGTTGCTGTGTTACGGTAGCGGTACAGAATACGTCTGCGCAGGCAATCGAAGTTCAGAACAGCAATTTAATTGCAGTCCGGGAAGCGTAAGGAGGGCGGTTTTATGGATATTAAGAGAATGCACGAAATGATCGAAAAACTGTCTGAAAGCGCAGAGTGTGAGTTTGCAAAAGGTATCGAATGTGTAGATACAGAAGAGATGGGAAAAGTCACGGACATGCTTAAAGACCTTGCGGAAGCCATGTATTACCGGACGCTTACAAAATCAATGGACGAATCAGACCCAGAGCAGGTTCTTGATATGTTTGAGCGTTACGGAGACGGCAGACGGTATTATGACCGTTACCGGTATGCAGACGGCAGATTCGCGCCAAAGGGAAGAGGTACGCGCCGCGGATATGAAGAACCTCCGTACTGGCACATGACACCGGAAATGTACCGGGAAATGGAACACGACCGTGATATGGATCGTCACTCTGGCAAAATGTATTACACAGAGCCTACAATTGCGGCAGATGGCGGTATGCGTGACCGCAGAGAGGGTAAAAGCGGAATGAGCCGCAGAAGCTACATGGAAAGCAAAGAGCTTCACAAAGGCAATACGCCGGAGGACAAGGACGCAAAGATGCATGACCTTGAAAAATACATGAAAGAGCTTTCGGAGGATATGGCGGAACTTATCTCCGACATGACGCCGGAAGAGCGCACAATGACAAAAAGCAAGCTGTCAACGCTTGTTTCCAAAATGTAATGGCAGGGGCAGAAATGCCCCTGTTTGTTTGAACATTGACAACTGAATATCAGCTAGTGATTTGTGGATTTGGAAATTTTTCAAAAAGGTATTGACTTTTTGTTGCTACAGTATTATATTTGTTGTAGCGACAGAAAGAGGGGAGGTGCAAAATGTCACCAAGAACAGGTAGACCAAAGTCTGACAACAGCAAAGACACAATGTTTAGAGTTCGACTTGACGATGAAACTGTTCAAAAATTAGAATTTGCTTCTGAACAGTTAAATATCACAAAATCTGATGTTGTTAGAAATGGTATAGAAAGTGAATACCAAAGGTCGTTAAAAAAATAGAGTGTTGACACTCCGCAAAAGTCAATCAACACTCTATCAACCGAGATAACTCTCTGTGGTATATTTTATCATAGAGAGTATCTCTTTTCAATAAAAAAATTGAAAGGGAGGAAAAATCTATGAGAGAAATGTATATTGAAGAAATTACCAAAAATCTGAATGTACTCAGCGAACACTTTTTAAAATGTGTGTGGATTTTTACAAGTAACCTTGCATCCGACAAGAAAGGCGGTGCGAGATGAAAGAACAGTTGATAACGGAAATCCAGAGCATACAGGACGAAAAATTTTTGCAGTTTATTTTGAAAACAATTATTTCATTTAAGCAGAAATGGGGGATTTGCTGATGAACAATATTCATATGAAACAATTAGAACAGACGTTAACCAGTATGGAAGTTTCGGAAATGGTTGGGAAAGAACACGGCAAATTATTGAAAGATATACGGCGATATACATCGCAAATCGCCCAAGCCAATATTGGCTTGGGCAACGAGAGCAAAATTGCGTTGGTTGATTTCTTTCGAGAAAATACATATAAAGATGCTAACAACCAAAGCAGACCTTGCTACGACATTACCAAGAAAGGATGCGAATTTATCGCGCACAAGCTGACCGGAGTTAAGGGAACGGCTTTCACAGCTCAATACATCAATCGCTTTCACGACATGGAACAGGCTTTGAAAAATCCGCAGGCTGAAATTCCGGAGAAAGACCCGTTTGAGCACTGGGAGATTCGATGGAAACATGAAACGGAAACATGGTTTTCAAAGAACAACTGGAAGTTAAGTATAATCCTAGAACGGTTTGGTTGGACTCGAAAATTTTTATATCACAAGATTCTCGTGGAATTATCGGATCTGCACAACTTACGCGCAATCGAAAAGGCATATTACGCCAGTTATGGATATCCACCGGAATAAGCTCTTGATCTGCTTGATTTTAATAGAGACCTCAACGATACGGCGACAAGATACATCAATTACCTACTTATTGAAGAATAAAAGGTAAAATAAGCATGAATTTAGAAACCACTAGCTGATATTTGGCTGGTGGTTTCTTTTTTGGAGGTAAAATATGTTTTTAATAAATGGTATTGAATGGAAAATAAAATTTGTTCACGGCGCAAGTAATAAATTGATGCGCTCTGATGGCTCTACAAGCCTTGCTGTGACAGATTGGAACGACAGAGCTATATATGTTTCAGATAAACCGAAAAATGGTTATTTGCGCAAAATACTGGCTCATGAGCTTTGCCATTGTTTTTGCTTTTCCTATAACATTCATATGCCAATCGAGCAGGAAGAGTATCTCGCGGACTGGATAAGCCTGTATGGGGCAGATTTAATTTATTTGCTGGATGATTTGATGGCAAACATTGATTGGAGGGCGGCATAGTGGACAAAATAGACGATTTACTTCATTACGTTCAGAAGACAAACCCTGGGATGACAAGAGAGAAATTGATAGATGAATTAAACAAAAGCGATTATACCGCAAAAGCTTTGCTTTTTACTTCGGAAAACTTTCGGAAAAATTTTCAATCCCCCCTACCTTAAGAATTGGACAAGGATTTTTAATTTTGGATTTTTAAAAATTTTTTGAAATTTTCGCCCAGATATTCGGAAAAAATTTGATACCCCCCTAGGGTCAGATTTCGGCACAAAAAAGCGTTTTCGAGATTTTGAGAATTCTGTCAAGATTTTTGAAAAATTTTTTTGAAACTTTTTTGCAAGCGTAGGCTTAGATTGCACTCAACCGTGTTCTGGACGCACTCGATCTTGCTATGTGCCGTCGTCCCTTTGGAAGCGCTGAAATAATGCAGACGCGGAAACCTCCGCACAAATGCACAAAATGAGTACAACAAATAAAGCAAATGTCTACGTGACATTGCAATTATAGGCGCGCACATGCCTATAAGTCATTATATGCACAATACATCCAAAATGTCAACGCGCAATGCATCTGCTTTGCGTCAACAAGTATAAACAAAAAAGCCGCCGGAAGTGATCCGGCTGTAATCCTCTGCGGCGGCTGTATTAAAAGTATGATTTCTCATAGCATACCTGTTTTAAATAATTGATTTTCTGCCAAAGTTCGCCGTTTAAATTCATAGCGTAAAGCATAATATCAGCTGGGACAGTTTCAAGAAGCTTTTCATATCTTTTCAATTCTGGCATAGAATCAAGCCACTTTTCCCATTTTTCACGCTGAACATCTGCGAAATGTTCAATTTTTAAAAGATCGCCACCAGGAACACAGGAAACCGGGTTTACATACCATGTAATTTTCCCACATTCCGCGATATGTGCGATTGTCTTATAAGCGCCGTTTTCCTCTACTGACTTATTACATACAGTAATGCCATTCCCAAGACATCCCAAAAATAACTCAAAATTTTCTTTTTTCATACTTCATTCCTCCATATTTTCAAATTTTCCCGTTTCCGGGTAAAGGCAAGCCGGGGAATCGAACCCCGGAACATTGCACCGCCTGCACTTGCTTAAATGATAACACCCAATCGCATACAATCCATTTTCCGATCACAAAGGGCGCGCCACTTTTCGGGATCCCCTTTGATGTTTTCGGCGGTTCTGGTTTCCGCCCATTCGTCCCGGGCTTTAATATAAGCGGCTTTCGCATCGTCTTTTTGTTTCTGCAATTTCTCCATAAATTCCATAATATCAACCGTCCTTTCTATGCGTTAACTTCTTTTCTCAAAATCTCAATAGCTTCTTTCTCAGCATGTTCCATGCACCACTTCCAAGGCTTTTTATATGCCCTTGCGAGTGCAAAATCTTCTTGATTTTCCAATAAATAATCCCTAACTTTCAAAAATGCTTTTTGGGCTTCTTCTAATTTGTTCATATGCTCAACCATCCTTTCATTTGTGCCCTGTCTCATCGGTGTAGGTGGGGCGGTTCCTGCAGACGGTGGGAATCTCCACCGTTTCGACTAATTTTCGCAATGTGTTAAAACAGATATAAAAAAGGCTTCCACTTCAAGTATTCTTGGATTGTCAAAATCAACCTCTTTTTTCCAACGCTCTAATTCTGCCTTTATTTCTTTCTTTGTTCCATACTGATTGCAAGGCATAGATAGGTTTTTGATTTCTCTTTCTGTACCAAAGCAATAATCTCCATAGTATTCATCATGAGCTAATACAAAGCCGTTTTTATTTGCTAATATCTTCATTTTTAACACCTTTCATTTTATATTTTTTGCTTGTCTCATCAGTGGCAAGGTTGCAACCCTACACCAGACCGCCGCGCGGGCGGTTTCGACTATTCGCAAATTTTCCGAAAGATGTCTATTGTAATATTTGCAGCGGCTCTTTTTTTATCCGAAACGTAGCCGCGGCGCTTGCTTTTCAAGGATTTTTCTGCCTGCTTAAGATTTCCAATTCCCCAGTTTCCTGCTTTTTCAAGTTTTTCCCATTCTTCCGGCGAAACCTTTATAGCTTTAAGCGTTTTCGGGTTAATGCTAAAGCATTTACTGTCTTCTGGGTGCAAAAGCTGACACAGCGGAATATATTCATGCGTTCCCATGTTCTCGCCGATATTCCAGACAAAAAATCCTTTCGGAATTTTTGTGACAATCTCAAAAACGTCTGTTTTACCAATTGCTGTAGTGGTATAAATTTTATTGTTTTCAATTCTTAAATTTTCCATAAATTCCCTTTCTGGTCTGCCATCATCAGAGCCGGGAGACCATCCCGCGGCTGACGCCCTAGCGGGCGTTTCGGCTATGCTATGCAGATTTCAAATACATCGCCTTGAATGTGTTTAAAATCGACTTTTTCAAAAATCCCGACCCCGTAAAAATCAGCGGTAAGCTCTCCGAAATGGTTATACTCCCAGTTGATCCCGTTTCTCTTAAATTCCTGTATTGCATTGCTGTTTTTGCTCCCTGATGCCCAAGTAATAAATAACCCTGTTCTTTTCATGCTGTTTTCCTCGCTTTCGTTTGTTTACTTGTTGATATTATAGTACATTATATACGGTGTAATTTCAATGCACAAATACACCAAAAATAAAGCAAGAATGCGCTGACAAATTTGTGCATTATTTATAATGTAAATTGCTTGAAACGTGTTTATAAATAATGTATAATGATCTTTATAAAAGATCGGAGGTGTTAAATTGCTTAAGTACAAAATAGATGTTTTGGAGACGCTAAAAGAGAGTGGATATAACACAACAAGACTTAGGCGCGAAAAGCTTTTAGGCGAAAATGCCATACAATCGCTACGACGCGGTGATATGGTCGGGATTATTGCTCTCGAAAAGATATGCACCTTATTGGATATGCAGCCAGGCAACATTATAAAACATGTAGAGGATGGTGCGGAAACAAATACTTTAAAAAAAATGTAAAATCATATTGACAATACATTATAAAAGATGTATTATAATATTGTCGAAAGGCAATAAGGCGAAAGCCAGAAAGGGCAGCGCAAAAGCCGCCCAGTAACAACAAGCAAGATTAAGCAAAGGAGAATGAATTATGATGAAAAAGCATGAGTTTACAAATGGAGAATTAACAGAAAAGGCAATGGAAGTTTACAGCAACAGCAGCTTTACTTTTTGGGAAGACGGCGCCACTTTTTATTACAGCGACAACCCCAAAAGCGAAAAAGTAGAGCTTGGCGATCTGGATGATGTAAATGAGTTTTTAGAGGAGTTTTTCGGGAAAGTTTTGAACAGCTACGGAGTTTTAATAGATTTTAACGCCGCGATGCAGTTGACAGACGACGATTTGCGCGAGGAAATCCACCGAGAGCTGGCGCCGTGCTCGGAGCAGGAGTTTTTTGACGAGTACGCGAAGCGGCACGAAGAGAAGTTTGGCGAGGTTTGGGAGTTAGCAAAAGAAAACCCGCAGTATTAGGACATAATGCAATTATTAACAGGCAGGCGTTAGGTCTGCCTGTATTTGCTTGCAAAGGAGATTTTTATGATTAAAAAATGCGTGATATGCGGCAAAGAATTTAAGTGCTCCCCAAGCGACAAAAAGGTTACGTGCTCTCCGGATTGTAGATCAATAAGGGCAAGCCGGACACACAAAGGCAAGCGGAACAAGTGGAGCGAGGCGTCGAAAGAAAAGTTAAGAGGAAAAGGTCTGACTAACAACCTACAAAAAGGCACGCCGGCAGCAAAAAAAAGCCCTAATAGTGGGCGATACGAAACAAATGTAAATGCAAAAAACTGGCACCTTATATCCCCAGACGGCAAACATTATTGTTTTAGATCATTAAATTTTTGGCTAAGGGAAAACTGCGAGGAGCTATTTGATTGTGCCCCGGATAGCGCGCAATTTCGGAGCATAACATCAGGATTAAGCAGGGTTAAACGGTGCGTCATGGGAAAACTTCCGCCGGATCAGCGCCCAGGGTACACATACAAGGGTTGGACGGTTGTCCCGACAGGAGACGACGTCACAGATATAGCGCCAGACAGACAAAATAAAAGTTAATAATCTGGTAATAAATGGAGATATTTTCTATCTCTCTTTTTTGATTTATTTTAACGTTTATGCTTTAAAGTGGTAAATTTTGTATACAGAATGGATACGAAATGGAAACGTAGATAAGATTAGTATATTCTCTCCAATACATTGTATTTTTTATCAAGGAGTAAATAATATATAATATATATCAACAGTACAAAAAATCATAAACCATATACTTTAACGCGCGCGGATATAATCTATATATGCGATATACCCAGTAGTTTAAATTTATACTTGACAAAGGCTATACATAAATGATATTGTTATCGTAAATCAAAAAGCATCCGGGCAACAGAGAGCGCACAGGACCCGGAGAACGGAAACGGAAGTCATGCAGCCGGTACAATTAAGATCTTGATGATCTCGATTGTATCGGTTTATTTTTATGGTTCAGAAAGGAGGTATATATGTCAGATGCACAGAGAGCGGAAAGAGTAGATATAGACGAGATATACAACGATGACATTGACAAATATATACACCTCTGGATGGATGACAGAAATATAACGGATATGTGCAAGGTATCACAAAATAGGTGGTATAACTGTTGTCAGTATGTATATGACAATGTTTTTAAAATCAACCCTGTATACCTTAAAGATGATAATCATATTAGCAATCAATATGATATTGACAAGGTCAATAAAGTCTTAGATATATATATAAGGCTTTGCAATGATTATGAGAAAGTAATAAATATAGTTGGGTTTACTTTTTTTACTGGCATACATAGAGATACACTTAACGGATGGGTAAATGGCGAAAGGCTAGGCTCCACGGCTTCCGACGTTTGCAAAAAGATTGACCAAATGCGGGAAGAAAGCCTTGTAGGTTTACAGATCTCCGGGAAAAACAATCCCATGTGCTACATGCCGTCACTCAACAAGTACTGCGGCTTTAATATGCCGGGTGTAAGAGACCAGGGAGCCAGATCCAGAGCTTTGACAGCTTCGGAGCTCCCCAAACTGGGAGGCTTGAATTGTGCGAGATTGCCGGACAACTTTGACAATTCAAGCCCGGATAATGGTGAAATCGTGATAGACAATTCAAACAATTCAAACCCCAGTATTTAAGCGCCTTACGCCGCATGCTTTCGTTTAAACAGTTTAAGAAACTTAGGTTTAACGAATAGTTAGAGCACAAACAGAGAATTGCACGAACAATTAGAATAATTTAAAGCAAAGGCAAACGCTGGAAGAAGCAGCCAGCAGACGGGGGAGGGGGTTGCAAAAGCCAAGGAGGAGCTGCCTACTAAGTCACTCAAATATCCTCAAAAACAAAAAGGCATGTCTATCATGGAGGGACTATACGAGATCACTCAAAATCACGAAACCAATAGAATCGGATTCTGAAATTAGTTTCAGGGATATGGTCAATAGGAAAATAGAATGCTTGACCGAAGTACATTCGGAAGTTGTAGACATAAAGTACGGGGTACACGAGATCGGATATAGCACATGGTATAGTGCGGTAATACTTTATCGATAATCACATCAAAGACAATCAAATCAAATTCACATCAGATAAATTTCAAAAATTACACTCGATAATAAAATTCAAAAAGATTCCAAAAGGCAGTAAATAAAATGTTAGAAATGTGTTTTAATTGCGATTATTGTGAAGAGCAGAATGGAGATTACTTTTGCACAAACAATGAGAGCGAATATGTCGGAGATTATGTAGAAAAAGAGTTTTCTTGTCCGGATTGGGATGGATCGGAGGAAGATGAATGAGGGTTGTGTCACAGAAAAAAGATGCTTCATATGATTTTGACCGGACCGAATTTAGAACAAGCTATGAATGCATAAGCGCTACTTTTGATGGAAGAACTTTTGTCATTGGGAAATATGCTACACCAGAACGAGCGGCAGAAGTATTTATGGACATGCATAAAGCATATGCGCCTGTACAGGTAGTTTGCACAAATATGGACGAGAAACAAGTCTCTGCATTAGTTGCAGCATCACAAAATACACCGATTAGATGCGTCAAGATGGATGATCCAAGGATGGCAGCAACAGTATTTGATAACCTTGTTTACTATATGCCGGAGAAATAGATTGCTTGCATTGCTCGTTTGCCAAATGGTAAGACACTGGGTTTTGATCCCAGCATTTATCGGTTCGAGTCCGGTACGGGAAGTTTTGAAAATGGAGGTAAATTATGTTGATTTTAAAAACAGTCATAACAACATTTGATGCCCTTGCGATTTTGACGTTTTTCTTGCTTGGAAGAGATAGCAGAAACGAAAAGGACGCTGTGGCAGTCTGGGGATCACTTATTGCATTGTTTCTTGTTAATATATTTGCAATGTGGAGATGATGATATGGTTTTGTATGACCCAATATTTGGTATTCGATTCCTGCCGGAAATTTTAACTACGGTCGGAAGAATACATATAAGCAGAAAAAAACATACGGGAGAAACCGACGTTCTGGATCTTGACAGTGACGCTGAGCACCAGTCTGAGAAGTCGGAGCATCCAGTATAGCTTAAGTCCACTGGCATTCGGTTTTTGCAAGAAAAAACTCGGCGCAAGCAATTATTCGGTGTTAGTGGACGTCGGCAAAATAAAAAGATCAAAAATACTATCATAAACGGCGCGCTATGCGCGCTGTGACGGAACGTAGCGCAGATGGTAGAGCACTCGGCTTATATCCGAGCGGTCGCAGGTTCAATTCCTGCCGTTCCGATTGAGAGATAAGTGTAAAGCTTATCTCGGAATACGAAAAGTTCGTATTTCTCCTTTCGCCACTAGGACGTTTCTGTTAAGGACGGTGCGAGACCGTCCGGTGGCGTTTGCCGCGGAGTGCGGCAAGGCGGAAGAACGCTTGGTGTTGGATGATGGTTGTCCCGTAATTTGCTGACGAGCAATACAGGCGGATTCCTATTGATAGTTCGGGTGCCTATCCCACGGTGCCTGAGCTGTCAAAAATACAATTAGGCTGTGGCGGAAAAGGTAGACGCTTAAGCATAAGACAACCACGCTTTGGTTAGGAACAAGTCATTGAATTAACAAGGCAATGAAGGAACCTGTTAAGGGTGTTACCCGTTGTTAAAAGTCGTTGTTATGTGAGGTGCAAATCCTCACCAGCCTATTTCCCGTGATATAGCACAGGATAGTGCAACGCATGGCACGAAAAATATGATTGCTAACCGTCGTATGGCGGTTTGGGATTGTCGCTGATGGTAAGCAGCAGTTGTGAAAAACTGTAAGATGGTTCGAGCCCATTACAATCCATTTAAACAATCGGAGTAAGCAAGGTAGCAGAATGGTGGTTCAAATCCACCTGCGGACATAACTCTATCGAATAAGGTATCCGCCGTTTCTTTCCCAATGTTCTTGACGATACAAGAAAATTCGGCAGTGTTCCCATAATGGAATTGGAGCCGGTTGCTATCCGGTCGGGCGTTTATTCGCCTTGTAGGTTCGAATCCTACACACTGCGTTTGCCCGAACAAAATTGGGTGTTGATGTGTGACGGAATAGGTAAACGGAATTGTCGTAGAGAATTGGTTGAAACCGACAACATAGATGACCAGATTGTACACTCCTGCGTGGTGCAAATCCACGCCACATCAATTCCTTATCTTCACTTAGTCTGGCACTACTGCAATAGTTCAGGTCGATGGAAGATGTATGGATGGTAAGCGGTATCATTGGTAACATAAAACCCTTCCGTGAATAGAAATTGCAGATTTGAAAGCGGTTGGCATGGTTTGGTATGACAAGGTTCGATTCCTTGTGCCGCTATTCGATGGTTGGTATTTTTTACGCAAAATGGGGTGTGAGTATGTATTTTGAATTTGTTTATGTTGGCTATTCAACAAAGCAATGCGTTGAGTTTCTTGATGAAATCAAAGAAAAATTAAAGGCACATGATAAGAATTTTGAATACGACAAAGAACATTTAGTGATTAAGGCTGAATTATTCAAATGCAGTGCATTACCCATATATTCCGGTCGTTTATCCTGTCTTGGCATGGAAAATGCAGAGTATATCTGCAAAGAAACTGCGAGACCAAATGATTATATTCCTTGTCCAGGAGAATGTTTGAAGATAAAAGCCATTTTGGAATATGTTTCCACAAGATTTAGAAAAACTCCAAAAGAAAAGACAGAAAAAGAACTGGAAGAACTGATTGACATTTTGATTGAGGTGCGGAAATGAGATTATGGAAAATTATTAAAAAAATATTCAAGAAAAAGCAAAAAGCAGATCCTACACCGCGCATTGAGAAAGATACGAAATGCGATAAATGCAAATACTTGCAAGAGTGTATTGACGAGGGGAAAGTCATAGATTGCAGAAATATTGAAGATACGAGAAGCCATTACATTAAAGGTCTTGGTTCTTATGTAAAATGCGATGGTGTTGAGGTGTGAGTATGGATCTTAATGTGTCAGAAGATCAGAAAAAAGTTATTGAATTGCAAGGATATATGGTTGTCGAGTTCAAATTATGGTATCGAAAATTAGGAGAAATGATTCTTGAGTATGCCGTAAAAGTAATTGATACATGGAAAGCAATAGTTTTGTTTATACAAGAACAGGCAATTAAGGCATTCAAGCATATCAAGGATTTTGTGGAACAGCTTTCAAACGAATTGGAGCCATATATGAATTCCTTGGATTATATGGATTGTGAGAAAAAGAAATATCTGTTTGTTCGGTCACTTGGAAGAGCATATGAAGCGAATGTAAGAGGAAAAGTTATTTATCACAGATGCAGGGATAGGTGTTGAAAATGTGTGATTTTTGTAAGAACTATAGTGATAACAGAATATTCGGTACTGATATTCCTATCAAAAAGTGCGACAATGAAACGGATTTAACAGATGCGCAGATTATGAAGAATACCGGCGATAAAGTGCCAGGTATCATAATTTATAAAGGATGTAAGGCAGCAGGCTACTTTGATATTGTATTTTGTCCGATGTGCGGCAGAAAGTTGGCGGAAGAATGAGCAATATACATAGATTCAAAGTAGAACCAATAAAAGGAAACCCGGAATGTGCTAAAGTTACAGTTGATGGCGAACAGTGTTTATGCAGTTCGTATAAAATAGAACATTATGCTGGGAGCCTTCCAATGGTCAATATAAACCTTATTGCCGACGTGCAATATGAGCAAGATGCAGAAATCAACATTGTAAACTTGCACGAAATAGCTTCACTGATGGACAAGGGAACACTCGAGGAATTTTGCAGAGTTTGGAAGGATATTCACGATGAAGCATAGCAAAGAATGGCACACTTGCGATAGGTGTGGTGCAGAAATTGAAAAAGGAATATTATGCGGAAATTCGATTACAAAAAATGGCATTTTAAATGTCACATACGAATTGTGCTATAAATGTATGGAAGATTTTGAAAGGTTTATGAAAAATGATTGTAAATATCAATAACAGCACATACGAGATGAACAGCAAACAGTACAAAGCAGTTCTTGATACGGCGAGCAAAGCGGTTACCTGCGGCATATACGCCATTGAGAAGAACAAGGTAGCAATCATGCTTCGAGAGGAATATAAAAGCAAGGAAGAGCTGAAACAGGCAGTTGGTAATTATACGGCGAAAGGGTTCAAGGTGCATTGGAAATGAAGAAAACACGTTCAAAAATTATAATCAAAACTAGAAAAGGCGGTTACACAAAGATTTATTCCAACGGAAAATGGCAAAAGAGAGTGTATAATATTGATTTCCATGCTGACTGCACGCCATTGAGATACCCATACATAAAAATTTCTTGCGAATTTGATAAGAATAAGACTGATGAAAACGGTTCGGTTATTTACGACCCGGAAAAAGAAGAATTTGCAAAAGAACACGTAGTTGCAAGAATTTAGTGGGGGGCGATATTGTGAAAATATCAGAGATGAATAAATGTATTGAAGAAATGCGAAAATGCTACAATTTTAAAGATGATGAAACAGAAATTAGACTTGTAAATGAGATAAACCATGATGACAAATGTGTTTATATTAGTACAAGAGATGAAAATGGAACAACAATTGAAATGACAAGGTATGTAGATGAATTAGTAAATGTTTAGTTGCTGATTATCAGCGGAAAGGGTGACATATCATGGCTGATTTGAAAATATTTACAGAAAATATAGAACAGGAAGCGTTAAATCAGATATATACGCTTGTAAAACAGCCAGCATTTTCGGATTGTAAGATAAGAATTATGCCAGATGTTCATGCAGGAGCAGGGTGTGTTATAGGGTTTACTGCTGATTTAGGAGAAAAAGTAATACCGAACATTGTTGGAGTTGACATAGGCTGTGGGATGCTTACTACAAACTTGGGGAATATTGATATTGATTTTGAGAGATTAGATAAAATCATTAGAGAATATGTTCCAAGTGGTAGAAAAGTTCATGAAGAAGAAAACACACCTGTCGCAAGTGATATTATTGAAAAGTTATATTGCAAGAAAAAACTGAAAAATATAGATTGGCTTAAAAGAAGTTGCGGAACATTGGGCGGCGGCAATCATTTTATCGAAGTTGATGTTGATAGCAAAAACAATAAATATCTTGTTATTCATTCGGGAAGTAGAAATGTCGGAAAGCAAGTTGCAGAAATATATCAGCAAATGGCAATTGATGATATTTCGGGAAAATCAAACTTTAAACAAGATAGCGAGAAATTGATTGCTGAATACAAAAAATGTAAAAGAGAAAGAGAAATCAGCAAGGCTATCAAAGAATTAAAGCAGTCCTACGAAACAAATACAACTAAAATCCCTAGAGAGTTATCGTATCTTGTTGGAGAACATAGAGAAATGTATTTGCACGATATGAAATTATGTCAAAAGTTTGCGGAAATTAACAGAAGAGCCATTCAGAGCATTATTTGTTATTATATGTGCTGGGAAGTTACAAAAGAAACGGAACGATTTCAAACAATTCACAACTACATTGAACACGATACAAATATTGTTCGTAAAGGTGCTATTTCTGCAAAAACAGGGGAAAAAGTACTAATACCAATAAACATGCGTGACGGTTGCATTTTGGGAATTGGCAAAGGAAATGAAGATTGGAATTATTCAGCACCACATGGAGCAGGACGAACAATGAGCAGGTCAAAAGCAAAAGAAAGTGTTTCGCTGGAAGAGTATCAAAAAACAATGAATGGAATATTTACAACATCCGTAAATACATCTACGATTGACGAATGCCCTATGGCATATAAAACAATGGATGAAATAATTGGAAATATAAAAGATACTGTTGAAATAGTTGACATTATAAAACCGATTTACAATTTCAAAGCAAACGAATAAAAACATTACCGGCTAACAAACGGAGTTAGTCGCTAACCAACAAAAATTATTGGCAGAGGTCTTAAGGCACTTCTGCTTTTTTGCGGAGGTGCTTTTCTTTTGGCAAGTTCAAGCCTAATTTCCACAGTAAATGGATATGAAAATTACATACAGGTGCATGGCGTTGATGAACAGGTCATGGATGCCATGGAAGAAGCGGCAAGGGTAGCCATTCTGACGGAAAAGGATGTTGAGTATGGTTTAAAGGTTTCTGCCAGAGCGAAAGAGCTGACGAAGAAGTTTATATTTCAATCTACAGGTGGCACACCATGGGATTTAGAGAAATATTCATTCCAAAACAAGGTATCTTATGAAATTCTGGACAAATATTACGGAATTTTGCTTTTGGAAGCGCAAAACAAAGTTGTGGATAGTGCTTTCCAGTATTTGGAAAAGAAAAGAGATCCTAAAGAGCGGTTTTACATGCCAAGAAGAAAGCAATTTCTCAAAATAGGTCTTACACAGGCTTTACAAGGCATGATTGATGATAGATATGACATCCTGTGCGTATCACTTGTCCCAGGTGCGGGTAAAACAACGGTTGAAAAAATGTTTCACGCGCTTGTTGCCGGATGGTTCCCTAGAGATTTCAGCCTTTTTTATTCACACAGTGGAGATATCACCAGAATGTACTATGACGGTGTGTACGATATTGTTACAAATACGGAAGAATATACATGGAATGAAATTTTCCCGGATCTTTCAGTGACAAGCACAAATGCGAAGATGGAGCAGTTTAATGTCGGGAAGTACAAATCGTTTCCATCCGTACAATGTACGTCTGTTGGTAGTAAGAATGCAGGTAAAGTAAGGGCTTCTAAGTTTTTACTGGTTGACGATATGATCGGCGGCATTGAAGAAGCAATGAATCCCATTATCCTTGATAAATTGTGGGATAAATACGCTGTAGATGCCAGACAGAGAAAGATACAGGACACGGACGGTAAGAACTGCAAGGAAATACATATTGCCACAAGATGGAGCGTACACGACGTCATAGGGCGCATACAAAATATGTACGAGGGTAATCCGAGAGTAAAGGTTATTGCGGTACCGGATGTAGACCCAGTTACCGGAGAAAGTAACTTTGACTATGAATTTTCTGGGTTTACGAAAGAATTTTTTGAAGACCAGCAATTATTGATGGACGACATATCATATCGCTGTCTCTACAAACAGGAGCCGATTGAGCGAGAGGGATTGCTGTTTCCGGAAGATAAAATACGCCGGTATCTTAATTTGCCGCATGGAAAGCCAGAAATTGTAACCGGTCAATGCGATACAAAGGGAAAAGGAACGGATTACTTTGTTTTGCCGGTATTGCAAAAATACGGAGAGGATTACTACTGCGTGGATTGTGTTTGCGATAACACGGCAGATTATGAGATGCAGTATGAAAATGCAGCAAATGTTTTGACAAACAACAAAGTGCAGGAATGTGAATTTGAGAGAAACGCCGGAGGAGACCGTGTCGCAATGGAAGTAAACAAGCGTGTCGAAAAAAAAGGATGGATATGTAACATTACTGACACACCGACGGAGACAAACAAGGAAGCAAGGATTTTCCAGTGCTCTAACTGGATATTGCAGCACGTTATATTTAAAGACCCATCATTATATAAGCCAAATGATCCATATGGAGTAATGATGTCTCTTCTCAAGAGATATTCAGTGTCCGGTAAAAAGCAGTTGGATGATGTGCCGGATGTATTTTCAAACTTTGCGCTTAGAGTGACAAATGGAAATAACGTAGCCAAAGTAGAAGCGGCAGTAAATCCGTTTAGGAGGTATTGATATGGTAAACAAAGATATTTTAAATCAATACTTAGATTTAAGAGAAGAAGTAAAAGAAGTAAGGAATAAAATTGAAAAGCTTGAAAAATACATAGAAAAAATTGAGCAGGAAGGAACGGTTATTGATAGCGTTTCTGGCGGAAATGGTGGAAACCAACATTTTAAAATAGAAGGAATACCATTGCCAGAATATAGGCACAAAAAAACCTTGTTATATTCCAGAAAAACCACCCTCGAAATTTTGGAAAACGAACTTCTTGAAAAAACAAATGAAGTAGAAGAGTTTATTGCAAATATAAAAGATAGCAGAATTAGAAGAATAATTAACCTTAGATTTTTAGAAAATCAATCTTGGAATAAGGTTGCCGACCAAATAGGAGGCAATAACACAGAAGACAGCGTGAGAAAAGCGTTCGATAGATTTATGAAAGAGTAAAGTTGTCCGATATGTCCGGTTTTTTTCTGATATAGTTATAATCGAAGAAGTCAACAAATAGTTGAACACTTTACCATCCCCCATTGAAAGAGCATCGAAGAGAAATCTCCGGTGCTTTTTCTTTTGAAAAGAAAAGAGGATTTTATGGTATATACACCAAAAACAATATATTGCCCGCGTTGCGGAAGAAAAGTTGCCACACACGATGGGCGTTCAACAATGAACATTTCTGTGGAATGTAGGAAATGCCACAAGAAAGTTGTTTTTTATCCGGAGAATGGAAAGACGAAATTAAAATCTCTTACAATCCGGTCAACATCCAGTGGGATGACGTTTATTTAGGAGCCAATTATGAATAATAAATCTCTCCAAGACCTTGTTAAGGGATGTTATGGGCGAAAAATTTTATATACTGATGTTGAAACTATCACAAAAGACAATATTGTCAAGGTGGTTGGAGACTGCATCGGAAATTATTATTACAACAAAACCATCATAGAATACCTATGGCGGTATTACAAAGGAGATCAGCCGATTTTATACCGATTAAAGGTACAAAATGCTGATATTACAAACAAAATAGTAGAAAATCATGCGTATGAGATTGTTCAGTTCAAAGTAGGACAGACATATGGCGAGCCAATACAGTTTATCAGTCGAAAAGATGATGATGAAATTAATCGGGCAGTGGATGCGCTGAATGACTATCTTGTAGATGCAAATAAACAGGAAAAAGACATTAAAGCAGGAGAGTGGCAGTCAGCAACCGGAACATCTTTTAAGGCGGTAAGATTTGCAAATGGAGAAATACCATTTCAAATTGTTGCGCCTACTCCAATGAATACGTGTGTTATTTATAATCGGAGCACGGAAGAACCGGTGGTTGCGGTGCAGGAGCTTAAAGACGAAGATGGAAGATGGTACAAACTGTGCTATACGGACAACTATTCATGTAAACTTCAAAACGGAGTAGTTTCTGAATGGAAATTGCATGCATTTGGAAGTATACCTATTGTTGAGTTTCCAAATAATCATGAGAGAATTTCTGATATTGAGCTTGTCATAGGTATTTTGGATGCCATAAACAATATGCAGTCAAACAGAATGGATGGAATTGAGCAGTTTGTTCAGTACTGGGTTAAGTTTGTGAACTGTGAAATCGACCAAAAAACGTTTGAAGAGATGAAAATGAGCCATGCTTTGACGGTAAAGTCCAATAACAAGGATAACAAAGCCGATGTTGAGATTATGACGCAGGAACTAAATCAGAGCCAGTGTCAGGTGGCAAAAGATGATTTGTGGGACAATGCCTTGGCAATATTAGCAATACCAAACAGAGAGTCCCAAAACTCTGGAGGAGATACACAAGGAGCAGTATCATTAAGGGCTGGATGGGATTTTTCAAAGACAAGAGCAAAATTAAAAGACCCAATTGTGAAATCGGCAGAGAAGAGACTTGCAAAAGTTGTCTTAAATGTAATACGCGTTAAGGACAATGATTTGAAATTGTCAATGAGGGATTTTGATGTGCAAATCAATCATAGCCCGCAAGACAATATGTATACAAAGTCGCAAACACTATATCAGCTTTTAGAGTGCGGCATACATCCTCTTATTGCCATTAAAACGGTGGGGCTTTGGGGAGATGCTGAAAAGACATTCCTCTTGTCTAAGCCATATATAGATGCGTTGTGGAAAACAATTGATAATGCAGAAGAGCAGGAACAAAAAGCACAGGAAATTGTAAACCAATTAAATAAACAGCAAAATAAGACAGCTACCGAGTAATCGGTGGCTGTTTTTATTTTATAAAAATTCGCAAAGTTGTGAGCGTAAAAATCAACAGTGTCATTCGGTGTCGTTGCACCGCAAAAATTCGTAAAGACATATCGGAGGTAATCAATGAAAAGAGAAGAGTTAATTGCAATGGGTATCAGTGAGGAAAATGTTGAGAAAATCATTGCTGATTACGGCAGTGCCGTACAGAGAGAACAGGCAAAAGCAGCAGAGCTTAAGGCAAAGGCAGACAGCGCAGATGAGTTGCAGAAAAAGCTGGATAAAATGGAAGCAGGAAACCTCACGGAACTTGAAAAAGCAAACAAGGCGTTAGAGACAGCAAATCAGCAGATTGCAGATATGCAGAAGAAAAACGCCATTAGAGACCAGCGCGAAGCATTGATGGAAAAGTTAAAAATCAATGCAGAGCAGGCAAAATCCGTTGTCAAGGATAATGGAAGCCTTGATTATGACGCTCTTGGAAAGATTACAGCCGAAAAGGAAACCGCGGCAGCGCAGGCAAAGGAACAGGAGATTGCAAATAATTCTGAAAATCCGGGCGGCGGTACTGCAGGTGGAGAGAATAAAAAAACGGCAGATGTTGAAAATGCCGAAAGTATCAGCTTTGGCGAACCGGCAAAAAATGCAGAAGCCAAAGACTATTATGTTTTATAGGAGGTAAATTATGGGAAAACCAATTGAAAGAGACTTTACACAGAGTAAAGGAATTTTAAAATTCTTTCCTTATGAGGGTGCGGCGTGCATCGTTCCGCAGACAATGGTAACAAGTGCCGATGCAAACGGAAAGAAGATTGCAAAGGCAGGGACACCGTTCCCAAGCAATGACGAATCTTGCAAAGGGTATCTTCTGGAAGATGTTGACGTAACAATGGGAGATGCGCCTGGAACTTATGTATATCAGGGTTCTATTGACAGCGCAAAGGTAACGGCAAATGGAGTGACCGTGGAAGCAACTGCAAAAGCAGCAACACCGCGTGTCACTTTTTTTGATTAAGAAATGGAGGTATTAGAGAATGGCATTACCATTAGCAGAAGCATTTACCGCAAGAAGTCTTGGGGTTATGTGGAATAATTATGAAAAAACGCTTGGTTCTGCACCTTACTTAGGTAGACAGAAATTTGGAACCAGAAAACAGGACAGCCTTGAGCTTAGATTTATCAAAGGGAAAAACGGTCTTCCGGTATCCTTAAAGGCATCCAATTTTGATGCGCAGGCAGAGTTAAGAGATGTTGGTGTATTTTCGGACATTCAGAACGAAATGCCTTTCTACCGTGAATCTTACATGGTAACAGAGCGTGAAGAACAGAAGTATGCAAATTACCAGTCGGCAGAAAATTCCAATATGGCAAACCAGGTGCTTAGAGAAATCAGCAAAAAACCGATGATGCTTATTGATGGAGCAAGAGTAGTGCCGGAACGCCAGATTTGGCAGTTATTAGCACCATCTGATGGTATTCCAAGAGTACAGGTAACAATTGGCGGAAAGAGCTACTATGTGGATTATACTTCGGACAATGGAGTGGCGCACAAGAGAGACCATTACAAGGATATCTCCGGAAGCGATACCGATAAATGGTCTGCATCCGAAACAGCAACGCCACTTGATGACCTTATCGAGATTAAACGTGAGTTTGCAAAGAAAACCGGATATTCCCTTGCACGCTTTAGCATGAATACAGAAACATGGGAAATGGTCCTTAAGGCGGAGGACACAAAGAAACAGGTGCTTGGAATTACTGCTTACAATGGCGGTATTCGCTTACAGCAGGGGCAGGTTACAGAGTATCTTAGAGGATACGGCATCGAGATTGAAGTTTACGACAAACTTTACATCGACCCTGCAGACGGTGCTACCAAATATTTTATTCCTACAGGAGTTATTTCAGCGCAGGCATCCGGCGTGTACCTTGGAGATTATGTCTTCGGAAAGACACCGGAAGAGAGAAGCGGCAGCTTAACAGATGGAAATCTGTCAATTGTGGAGACTGGAATTTCTGTGTATACATACGCAACAAATCATCCAATCAACACTCATTGCGTTGTGTCAATGATTGGATTGCCTACTTTTGAGGGCATGGACAGCGTTGTTGTCATGAAAGTTGCGTAGGAGGTGCTGTATGGTTGCTGAATACACGGTAAAGCGAAATGGAAGATGGTACAAATCAGGAGATGAAGTCCCGGACATTGTTCCGGGAGAGAAATCTTCCGGCGGGTACACCAAGACAGAGATTAACAGAATGAGCACTGCTGATTTACAGGCACTTGCCGCTGAACATGGAATCAAAGGTGCAGAAGAAATCAGCGGAGCGGAACTGAAACGAATTTTGATTGAGCAGTTCGGATTATAGGTGGGGAAGAATGGACGAATATACAACATTAGAGCAGGTCAAAATCAGACTGAAACAATTTCATATTGAAACCGTTACGGATGAAGATGGTGTAACTTCTGATGTTGTCGTGTTCGACCAGAAAGAAGATAATCTTTACATTGAACAGCTTATCAAGCAGGCAAGAAATGAAGTGGTAAGCAAGCGGAATTACCCGGAAAGCTACACGGATGAAAAAATATCCGAGGATTTGAAACAGTTTGAGGATGTAATCGTCAATTTAGCCGTGTACGACCATTCACAGGCAGGAGAAGCCTATATGGCAAGTTATTCAGAAAACGGCGTAAGCCGTAGCTGGAAAAACAGGGAAAGCTTGTTTGTCGGGGTATTTCCGTTTGTAAAATCATTATAACTCCTCGAAATCGAGGAGTTTAGAAGATTGTGCGTTACGTTTTGCCGGCGTCGACAAAACGTAGCAGGCGGCACACATTGAGCGGTGGTGGGCGGTGTGCCATAAAAAATGAAAGGCGGTATATGATTTGACGATTGAAATATCAACAGCAATCATTATAAGCGTGCTGTCGCTTGGTTTTTCCGTCTTTATGGGCTTGAAGAGCAACAAAAGGACAGACAACACGGATCTTGAAGAACGCGTGAGGGAGAACACACGCATTAACATGAAGTTGGATGCCATTTCAAACAACACAACCGAGATCAAGAATGAAGTTTCGGAGATGAGAAAAGAAATAAATTCTCACGACAACAGAATTATAAAGGTTGAAGAAAGTGTGAAATCGGCGCATCACAGAATTGACGGGATAGAAAACCGTCTTAATGATGAAAAGGAGGTTTAATCATGGATATTATACAGTCTGTAATTGCAAATATGACAATTATTCTGGCAATCATTGGTGCGCTGGCATTTGTTGTGTCTGTGGTAACACAGGTAATCAAAGGCGTAGGCGTATTTTCTAAGGTTCCGACGGACATTTTGGTATTTGCCCTTTCCATCGGTATCACGGTCGCTGCATTTGTGGCATACATGCAGTACATCCAGACATCAATTTTATGGTATATGATCTTGGCGGCTATTATTGCAGGATTTATTGTTGCGTTTGTCGCGATGTATGGATGGGAAAAGCTTTCTGAGCTGTGGAAACGGTTCGGCAAGTATGTGAAGTGAAATGCTTGAGATCAATAAGCAAAAAATGAGTTATTCGCTACAGAGCGGAAAGGTTCCGGTGTATGTGACGGACGAGGATGGAAACATCGAATATTCTTCATATACTGATTCAGATGGAAATGTAATTTATTACCTCGATGAAGATGGAAACAAAATACCGAAAACAACCGGAGAGTATACCACAGGTTATGAGAAGCCTGTGGTTTTTTATTCTTCAATCAGCAATAAGTTGAGTGAAGCACTTATAAAAGAGTTTGGCGTTGACAATTCCACAAACTTTGTTCAGATTGTCGAGGACAAAGGGAAACTTCCATTGAGCGTCGGCTCTTTGGTATGGAAACGGTCAGATGTAAGGTACAAAGATGAAGAGAATACAATCGTTGACGAAAATTCGGCTGATTACATCGTAAAAGGTGTTGCAGACGAGGGATTGACGGTTGATTTGTTCTTATTGCAAAAAAATGTGAAGTAGGTGCTGAATGGGAAAGAAAGTAATCACAATGAGCCTGTCTGAAAAGTCTGTTCAGAACGCCATACGAGAGCTTAGAGCCTATCAAAACAGCTTGACATATAAGTGCCAGCTATTGGCAGAAAAACTCGCGGAAAAGGGCGTAGAGATTGCCAGAGTGCAAATTGCTGACCTTGACGCAATATTTACATCAGAACTGATTTCAAGTGTTCACGCGGAATATGAAGGAAGCACTAAGGGCGGCGGGATATGGGCGGTAATAGCCGGTACAGACCATGCCGCATTTGTTGAGTTTGGAACCGGAATTGTGGGACAGCAAAGTCCTTATCCTGGGAAATTGCCAGAGGGTGTTTCGTGGCAGTACGCAAGTGGAAAAACTATACATCAGATTTCAGATGGAAGATATGGATGGTTTTATCAGGACGACAATGGCAATTGGTGGTTTACAGAGGGAATGCCAAGCAGACCATTCATGTATCTGACCGCAAATGAGTTGCGTCAGATTGTTACACAGACAGCAAAGGAGGTGTTTGGATAATGGCAGGAAACCAGTGGGTATTTGACCTTGAAACAAACATTTTTTCCAATATTGTAACGATAGCCAAACCAAAACTCCAGAAGAAATACAAAAACATGAATTTTGACACTGCATTTACAACGGTTGAAAAGAACCTTGATAAAGGCCCTGTTTTCCCGACTATTTACATCCATGAGATGCCTGGGGTAGAAAAAGGACAGGTGTTAGATGGATCATCCATCAATGCAGTACAAGAAACGCTACAGATTGATGTGATCACAAACACAAGACAAAGTGATGCAAAAGGAATCCTTGCAATTGTTTCGGAGGCTTTCAAAAAAATGCAGTTTCAGATCATATCTATGCCGGAGTTTAAAAATGACAATGAAAAAAGATTCAGGAGCACAGCGAGGTTTCGCCGTGTGATTGGTTCAAATGAAAGGTTAATTTAAAAAAACACCGGACGTCAAATGGAAAGACGTTCGCTGACCGCACAAAGCTATGCGGTAGAAAGTGAGGTAAAAATGGCTTCAACAAGTTACTTAGCCCGTGTGATTTATAAAGAACACACAGACGGCGAGGAAGCAACGGATTTTACGGGAACATACAGGTTGATGCTTGCAGCGAAATCAATCCCTTCTCCGACTTCTGCTCCAAATACCGTTGAGAGCACGACTCTTGAAGATGATACGCAGACATTTGAGACAGGTATTAAAACCACAGATTCTAAGGAATTTACAGGAAACCTTATCAAAGAAGATTTTGACAGGCTTTTAAAGGTCGAGGGAAAGAAATGCGACATTATGCAGCTTTACGGTACCGATGGACTCGGCGGTGTAGCAAAGTCGTGTTATGTCGGGCAGATCACACCTACGGTCAATGACGTTGGTGGAACTGACGAAATTCTTGAAATGACAGCAACCGTTGTTCAGAACACGGCTCCAAAGTGGGTAACGGATGATTTTACAGTTGCATATAACGGGGACAAGACTTTTACTGTAACAAAAAAATCGTAGGTCAGTCACTTGAAAAATCCAAGGCTGTTGTGGCTGACGAAAATGTAGAAACAGCCGAATAATTATTAACATAGAATAGGGCGGTCTTCGGACTGCCCTTTCCCTATAAAGAGGGAGAAAGGGAAAGAATATGACAAAATTAAAGCTTGGAGAGAAAGAATTACAGATTAAATTCGGATATGAAGCAACAGTAAAAAGCGGAATTATTAAGAAGATCGCGGGTCTCGAGAAGAAGACAGATGATCTTGATGTTATTGACAGCATGCTTTTTCTTCTTCCGGAGTTAATTCTGGTAGGGGCTCAAAAGTTTTACAGCGACGAACTTGGCTATAATCCGGCAAATGAGGATGAGAAAGAAGAGAAAATGGGCGTTGTATACGCCATGTTAGATGATTACTTTGATTCTGATGATTCGGATGTTCAGGAGCTTTACAACAGCCTTTTAAGCGAATTGCTGGAAAACGGTTTTTTATCGAAGCTGCTCAATGCGGAGCGGAAGAAAACAGCGAAAACAAAGTAGCAGATAAGAAATCAGAAGATCTTACATGGGAACGATATTGCGCGGAAATCCGTCCGTTTTGGCTTTTAGTTACGAAAGGGTACGGATTTACTGTGCATGATATAGACGCGTCCTGTCCGGCTGATTTAAAGCCATATGCGGACGCTTACAACTTGGAGAAAAAGCAAAAAGACAATGATATGTGGACGTGGTTTGGAACGTATGGATTGTCAGCGGTATCGGTGGCAGTAGAACATTGCCTTGCCGGAAGAAAAGCAAGGTCAAAATATATAGAAAAACCTATTATCGGGCAGCAGAGTATCAACGGAAAAGAAATCACAGAAAAAGATATAAGAAAAGCAATCATAACAGAACAAATGTATATGGTGGCAGCAGAAAGAAAAGGGTTGCCAGAAACGATTATCAAATAAAACGTGGAATCAAATTATGAGTTGAGCCACACAAAGAAAGAAGAGGTGCCACATGAAAATTAAAGGTATTGATGTTTCCGGGTACAATGGAAATATTAACTGGTCAAAAGTAGCAGAGAACGGCGTTGAATTTGCCATTTTGAAAGTAATCCGAAAAGATTTGCAGCCGGACAAGTATTTTGAAGCAAACTGGACAGGAGCAACAGAAGCTGGCGTTCCGGTGCAGGGCGTATATAATTACAGCTACGCAACCAACGCAGAAAAAGCGCAGACCGATGCGCAAAGAGTGATCGAAGTTCTTGGCGGAAGAAATGTGATGGTATGGCTGGATGTAGAGGATAAGTGCCAGCAGAATATTGGCGATAAGATTGTCTCTATTATCAATGAATATCAGAAGATCATTGAAGCCGCAGGGTGCAAATTTGGTGTATACACGGGTCTGTCTTTTTACAACAGCTATATCAAGCCATATCTTGAGCATATTGATTGCCCGTTTTGGGTCGCAAGATACCCGTCCAGTACGCCTATGATGATTACGGCAGACGCACCGGAAGACAAGAAGCCTGATATTCTTCATGAACTTTACGGATGGCAATACAGTTCAAAGGGATTTGTAGCCGGTGTTTCCGGATGCGTCGATCTGAATGAACTGTATGTAGCGGTAGACACGGTAAATGTCATGCCGGATCCAGAAAATACACTTCATAAGGTTGGAGAGGAAATCACGGTTTCTTCTTACTACAAATCTTCCACGGCTGGTATTGGAGATGCGATCATCAAGTATGCTTCCGGAACGATTACACGAATCAAAGCGGGTACGCACAATCCATATTGCTTTTCAAAAAATGGAGTTGCAGTAGGTTGGTGCAACGATGGAGATATTCGATCAACGGATGCTTCTGTGCAGTCTACAGATAAAAAGACAACGTATACAGTACGACGCGGCGATACACTTTCAAAGATCGCAAAAGAAAACAATGTAACGGTTGCAAAATTGCAGAAAGATAACGGGATCAAGAACCCAAACAAAATTTATGTAGGGCAGAAAATTTTGATTCAGTAAAAAATCAAGGACGGTAAGGTGTCACAGCCTACCGTCTTTTTATTATGTGTAGAAAGTTGGTGCGGTCATGGCAGATATTGATGAATTACAGATAAAAATTAAGGCAGATTCTGCAAAAGCAAGTGATTCCATTGATAAACTTGCATCAAGTTTAGACAATCTCGGGAAAAGCCTATCATTTGATACCAGTAAACTGTCAAACATAGCATCTGGAATTAGAAGCATGTCTGACGCGGCAACAGGGTTTAAGGGTGCAAAATCAAAAGAAATTACATCACTTGCCACCGCATTAAACAAATTCTCAAATATAGACACATCATCTTTCTATGGTGTATCTGCGGCAATGAAAAATCTTGCTGCAGGAATGAAAGATACGAAAACGATTGATGCCAGCAGTATTTTAAATACGGCTTCGGCATTATCAAAAATGGGCGGAAAACTTGCCACGGTTGGTACTGATAATCTGGTAAAGATTAAGGACGATTTGGCTTACTTTGTAAAAGGGATGAACAGCGTAGGGACGCTTAACTTTGATACAACAGGTTTGACCAATCTGATAGGAAGTATCAGCAAACTTGGTGGTAAGATTTCTACACAGGCGACAGCCAATTTGCCGCAGATATCAGCACAGCTGCAGAACTTTGTGCGCCAGATGAATAAAATCGGCGAACTGAAATTTGATATGACAAACATGAGTAGCCTCGTGACTTCCATATCAAAGCTAGGAAGCGTTGCAAGCGGCAGGGCGGTAAACAACATACCTTTGCTTGCAGATAACCTTAAATACCTGTTTGAGACGCTTTCAAAAGCACCAAACGTAAGCGCAAACATTATCCGGATGACAGAAGCACTTGCCAATTTGGCAAAAACAGGCGCATCATCCGGTAGAGCAGCAACATCACTCGGAAAAAGTTTGAACATTTTTAGTGGATCTGCGAACAAGGCGAAGAGTAGCAGCTTTAGTCTTGCGTCAGCATTTGGAAAACTATATGCATCATACTGGCTGTTGTTTCGTGCTTTTTCAAAGATCAAGGATGCTATCGACATATCATCTTCTTTGACAGAGGTTGAGAACGTTGTACGTACCACATTCGGCAATTATGAGAAGCTGATACAGGACTTTTCAAAAACATCCATACAGGATTTTGGCATGTCAGAGTTGACCGCTAAACAGGTGGCAAGCCGATTCCAAGCTATGGGTACAGCCATGGGATTTTCACAAGGAAAGATGGCTGACATGTCGCTACAGCTTACAAAGCTGACCGCGGATATGGCTTCTTTCTATGATATGGAGCAGTCTGACGTTGCTAGAAACTTGCAGGCAGTATTTACCGGAGAGACAGAGCCTTTAAGAAAATACGGTCTTGACCTCACACAGGCTACTCTTAAAGAGTGGGCTATGAAACAGGGACTAGATGCCGACATTTCGTCTATGACGCAGGCAGAAAAGACCATGCTTCGTTATCAGTATGTCATGGCAAATACAGCCGCGGCGCAGGGAGACTTTGCGAGAACATCAGACACATGGGCAAACCAGGTAAGAATACTTAAGCAGTCATTTGAACAGCTTGCGGCTATTATCGGTGGAGCACTGATTAACGCTTTTAAACCGTTTGTAAGAACTCTTAATGCAGTCATGCAGAAAGTTATTGCTTTTGCAACAACAGTAACCAATGCGTTAGGATCAATCTTCGGATGGAAATTTGAGATTTCTGCCGGTGGTTTGGCAGATGATTGGTCTGATGCAGCAGGGAGCGCGGCTGATATAGCGGACAGCACAGGACAGGCAGCGAAAAACGTTGAAAAGATGAATAAGGGCTTAAGAGCCTTTGACGAATTGAATCTGATTACCACTCCGGATAATTCAAGCGGATCTGGTTCTGGTGGTTCCGGCGGTGGTGGTGCATCCGGAGGTGGTGCGTCTGGTGGGCTGGTACAGGTAGATACCATTTTCAAAGACTATGAAAGTCAGATCAGAAGTTTGCGGGAACTTGGGGCGTATATCAGCGATGCGTTATCAGATGCCATGGAATCTATTGACTGGGATAGAATTTATTCCAAGGCTAGAAATTTTGGAAAAGGGCTGGCAGATTTCCTTAATGGGCTTATTACACCAAGATTGTTCGGAGATGTCGGCATGACGATTGCAAGTGCGCTGAACACAGCAATTTATACAGCATTGTCATTTGGAGAAGAATTTGACTGGACAAATCTGGGAGATTCCATTGCCGCAGGAGTGAATCGCTTCTTTGAAACGTTTGATTTTTCGGCACTTGGTAGAACGATCAATACATGGGTTCACGGAATATATGACACTATTACAACAGCAATTGGAAATATCAAGTGGTCAGAAGTATGGGATGGTGTAACGGATTTTTTGAGTGAAATTGATCTTGAGACAATATCTCTTATTATTGGAGCATTTGCACTTAAGTATGCAGGGAAATTTCTTACAGGTAAAATTCTTAAGGAAACGATAGGAAAACTGATTAGTGAGAAGTTTGTGGCGGCGTTTGGACAAGAGTCAGTAAAGTCAATTCTTTCTTATATAGTCCCAATTTCACTTTCCGTTGCAGTTGGGGCGTTAACTTTTACTATTGGAAAAGACAGTATAAAAAAAGATGCAGAAAATCTAGTAAAAGCATATAAGGATGGTGGATTTTTACAATATTTGCAAGAAAGCTTAAAGCAGCTTATAAATCCGTTTGAGTGGATAAATGCATATGGTGGGGGCATTTTGAGTCAAAAAGGAATACTTGATCGTTATTCAGACGGAGTTGACTTAAACATTAAGATGCCGAAAAAAGAAGATTATGCATCTTTAGATGAATACCAAAAGGCACTAAACGATTTTAACAATAATGTACCAGACAGCCTAAAAGTTCCAAGTAGCTTTGATTTAAAAGCATGGATAGATGAGTGGAAACAAATAAATGGTTTAGATAATGTGGACTTAAGAGCAGAAGTTGTTCTTCCAAACTTGAGAGAAAAAATATCTGGGTTTAAAGACGACGTAAAAGAATGGTGGGGATTAGATGTTGAACTACCCGTTCGCAATAAATTAACAACAACTTTAGAGGATGTTTCTTCATGGTGGGAAGATGTAAAGGAATATTGGGGAGAAAAAAAGCTCTCAATACAGACAGAAATAGGAGAAATAAAAGGTAAAATAGAAGAAAAGTGGAATGAAGCATCTGAATACATTCAAGAAAATATTTTGCCTTGGTTTACTAAAGATCATTGGCTTGAAATAGGAAACGGAATAAAAGAAGGTCTTTCGACTAAATGGGAGGAATTCTCTACATGGTGGAGTGACACAGGTATAGCCGTTTGGTGGAACGAGAAAGTTTCTCCATGGTTTACAGTAAATACATGGAAAAATCTTGGAGAAAGCATAAGAAAAGGTCTATCTAAAAAGTGGGAGGAATTTACTGGATGGTGGGAAAACACAGGATTCTATAAGTGGTGGAATCAAGATGTTGCTCCAAAGTTTACAACAGACAAGTGGACATTTAGTGGTATTTCAGATGGATTGAAAAATGCATGGAATAATGCTATAGCTGCTGTAAAGCACATATGGAACGGATTTGCAAACTGGATGAACTCAAAGCTTTCTTTTTCGTGGGATGCGGTAAACATTGCTGGAAAGCAGATTGTTGGAGCCGGAAGTATAAATCTCGGAAAAATTCCTACTTTTGCCGCCGGAGGATTCCCAAGCCAGTACAGTATGTTTATGGCGGGAGAAAATGGACGGGCAGAAATTCTGGGGACTGTTGGAGGGAAAACAGCGGTTGCCGGTGGACAGGAAATTACCGGTATTCGAGATGCAGTGTACAGTACGGCGCAACAGGAAATGGAATTGCTAAGACAACAAAATCAGTTGCTTCAAGGAATTTTGGAAAAAGAATTTGGGATTACATCCGAGCAGATCGGAAAAAGCGCTCGCAATTATGCAAAAGATTACTTTAACAGAACTGGAAGAGAAGCATATATTTTCTAATGACAAATACCGCCACTTGTGGTAGAATTATTTTATTACAAGTGGCGGGAGGGTAACACATGGCGTTGATTAAATGTCCTGAATGTGGAAAAGAAATTTCAGACAAAGCAGAAATGTGTATCAATTGCGGATTTCCGTTGAAACAACACGAAAACAATGAAATGTCTGCGGGAAAAAGTGAATTTTATAAATCATACGAACAAGAAAACGAAAATGATACAGGGTGGGAACGCCCAAAAGAGCCAGAGATTACAGGTGTTGGAAAATTATTCTTAAGAAATTCTGTTGAAAGATCTCAAAACACGGGATTTAATGGTATATATAAATATACTTTATTCGGAGAAAAAAAAGAGGTTTACTGTCCAAGATGTGGGAGCGAAAATTGTTCTCATTATACGGAGCAGAAATTTGTACCAGGCAAAACAAAGACAAGATACACTGCAAATCTAAATCCATTTAAACCGTTTACTTTAGTAAATAAAAAGGAAAAGATTTTGAGAAAAGATCAAACATATGAAATAAATAAAATTATATGTAATGATTGTGGCTACACTTTCATATAAATTTGGATTTAATATGTGGAGAATTACGATGGAGAATAGGGAGTCTGAATCAGAACTAAATGAGTGCAAAAAGAAGTTGAATAAAGCACATCAAACGATAGAAGAATTGAAAATTAAGATGACGCAAGATAAAAAGAATTACAAATGGGAAATAAGAGAGTTAAATAAAGAAAAAGATGCATTAAAGGCGCACAATACTGATCTTTTTAATCGGGAGTCAAACGCGCTTATTCGTGCGGACGATTTGGAAAAAGAGAATATTGCATTGAAAAAAGAGAAAAAGAAATTGGAAATAAAAATAGAAAAACTGGAAAAAGAGAACGAAAACTTATTGAAGAAAAAGGATGAATGTACTAGGGATGCAGATTGGGAAAGGCTGGGGAAAGCGGGTATATAAGAGGGAGCGCAGAGATGCGCTTCTTTTCATTTTTAAATTCAATAGGAGGTATATATGGAAAAACAGGAAATCAAGATTACATATGGAAACGCGGAAGTAACTCACACGCCAGAGAAAATTGTGATTAAAGCGCCCAATATTGAAGTAATTAAAAAATAGATTAAGAAAAAGAAGTGGCATCTATCAAACTGGTAGGTGCTATTTTTATACCCATTTTACCGACTGTCATTTGAGACAGCCGCAAACCAAAACAGTTAGGTGGTGGAAACATGGCGTACAGCGGATGGCTGTTAAAGATTGGGAATTACACAGTTCCAATGTCTTTTATGAAACCGGAGACATATAGCCCATATGTGAATATGCAGGACTTAGATGATTATACGGACGCTAACGGCTATTTACATAGAAATGCCGTGGAATTAAAGGCGTTAAAAGTTGAGTTTGAAACACGGTCTATGCTTACAAACACGGAATTTAATGCCATTATAAGTAAAATCCGTCAGCAGTTTGCCAATGCAACCGGAAGAGCCTGCTATATCACAGCGTACATCCCGGAATATGACGATTATGTAACACAGTACGGCTATATGGCAGATTTTCAACCTACAATATACGGAACTTATGGAGGTCAAATTCATTACAACTCTGTAAGACTGGCATTTATAGGGGGTGTATACGATGGTTAATTACCAATATTCAAGCCTGTTTTTAAAGGACAGCGTAGACAAACAGTTAAACATCGTATCTGATGATGGAAAAATCAATATCACAAACACCGAACTGCACCAAGAAAAATTTGAATTGACAGAAAGCTTGTGTTCGGAATCTGAATTAACATTCGGGGCATGTGAAGCCGGGATGATTAAATTCACGGTGTCCAATGTATTCTTGCCAATGAAAGGCAAGTGGTTGACTGCAAAGCTGACTCTTGATGGTCACAAAGATAAACCATTCCAAATAGGAAGATACAAGGTTTATTCTGACACACCTACGGCAGATCGGACGTGCCGGGATGTGGTAGCTTACGATGCTTTGTATGATATTTTATCATCTGATGTTACTAATTGGTACAATCAGATACTTCCACAAAAAGATAGCAAGGTAACGCTCAAACAATTCAGAGATAGCTTTTTTAATCATTTTGGAGTGGAACAGGAAGAAGTATCTCTTGTAAATGATGAAATGATTATTGAAAAAACTGTAGAAGTGACAGCATCAAGTAGCGGAAGTTCAGGTACCGCAGAGAAAAGCACGATAGGCGAAGCCATAAGCGGAAAAGAGGTTTTGTTTTGTATACTTGAAATTAACGGTTGTATGGGAAATATCGGACGCGTTGGAAAGTTTCGCTATGTGTACTTAACGCAAGAGATGCAGGGGCTTTATCCGGCGAATGATCTTTACCCGGCGGATGATCTTTATCCTAGAAATCCAAAGAGCACTAGCATAAGTAAAAGCCAGTACATTTCAGCACAATATGAAGATTATATTGTCAGAACGATTGACAAACTGCAAATTCGTGAAAAAGAGAATGATATAGGAGCAATTGTAGGTGATGGCGGAAACACTTATGTGATCGAGGGAAATTTCCTTGTTTATGGGAAAGGGACAAAGGAATTAAACGAAATTGGAGAAAAAACGTTATCAAAGATAAAAGGAATTATATACAGACCATTTAGTGCTGACTGCAAAGGAAATCCATGCCTTGAGGTCGGAGATGCGGTACGGTTGACTACAAAATATGAACTGATCGAGACTTACATCCTAAAGCGCACGCTGAAAGGCATACAGGCTTTGCGTGATGATCTGGAAGCGGACGGGGAAGAGTACCGGACAAGTAAGGTCAACGGAATACAGCGGAGCATATTGCAGCTGAAAGGCAAGAGCAACACTCTGGAACGCTCAATTGAGGAGACGAAATCGACAATCGTTGACGTGGAAAAGGGTTTGCAGTCACAGATCACACAGACAGCCACAGAAATCCGGTCAGAAGTAAAGAATACCACTGACGGGTTATCATCGCGGATAACCCAGACAGCGGAGAGCATCACAGCGGAGGTCAACCGGGCAACGAGCGCCGAGGGTACGCTATCCAGTAAGATCAGCCAGACTGCAGAGAGCATCACAGCGGAGGTCAACCGGGCAACAAATAAAGAGGGAGAACTTGCGGCTGCAATCCAGATAAACGCCGAGGGGATAACGTCAAAAGTGTCACGCGACAGTGTAGTATCGGAGATCAATCAGTCTGCGGAGGGTATAAAGATCCGCGCTGATCTTTTGGAACTCAAGGGTTCTATGGAGATGACCGGCGGGTATGTGCACATTGACGCGGAAGAGAGTACGGACAACTTGGTTGAACTGAAACGGGAAGGAACTCTTGTGCAGATGGGAACGGATGGTTTGCGGTCGGCGGCAGATACGCGTGAACTCATGGCAAGTTACTCTGCTGTTGTGGTGCGTGACACGTCGGCAAACACCATAGCGCAAATGCTCTCAAGTGGAAAAGGAATCTCGTCCTACGGCTGGGAATCTTATTCGGACAAGCGTCTAAAACACGGTATAGAATCCCTTGACCGGGAGAAGAGCGCAGTGCTTATACAGTCCTTGCGTCCGTGCCGGTTTGTTTACAATTATGATGCCGCGGGACATTACCGGCATGGTCTGATTGCACAGGAGGTACTGACTGCGATCGGAGATGAAGACTGGTCGATATGCTCCGAAAATCCAGATCCGGATGGAAATACCTATTATACTCTTGACAAAACAGAACTGATCGCCGATCTGATTGCTACAGTGCAGCTATTACAAGAAAATCTGGAAGAAGTAAAAAAGAAAGTAGGGTAAGCATATGGTCAATGCCAAAATTCGTGAATTTGAAAATGATATTATAAATTACATCAATGCGAAGAGTGATATCCCGATAGAAGTAAAGAATCTGGTGCTTAAGGATATTTTACACCAGGTAGAAGCGGAAGCAAACAGGCACATCATTGCCGAACAGGAGCAGGCGAAAGAAAAGAATGAAAAGGAGAGTGCGGATCATGAATAAAGCATATAACCGTATCAACTGGGAGAATTACCCGAGCGATGCTACGCCTTTGAATGAAGCGAATCTCAACAGTTTGGACAGTGCCACAGATACCATTGACGACCGTGTGATTACGCTTGACACAACCAAGGCAACAAAAACAGAGGTTGCTACACTTGTATCAGATGTGACATTTGAGGAATCTACCGGAATTATTACCATTACGAAGAAAAATGGCTCTAGGGTTACCATTGACACACAGATGGAGAAAATTGCTGTCAACTTTACTTATAACCCGACTACACAGCAGATTATACTGACTCTGATCGATGGCACGAAGCAGTACATAGATTTATCGGCGCTGATTACGCAGTATGAATTTTTAGACACGGATACAGTAGCATTTATCATCGATACAGACGGCAAGGTGTCAGCTATCGTAAAAGAGGGAAGCATCAAAGAAGAACATCTGGAACCAAACTATCTGGCAAAGGTCAAAGTAGAGGTTGCAAAGGCGCAGACAAGCGCAAGCAATGCTGCAACATCCGAGGATAATGCAAGAAGTGCGGCAACAGAGGCGCAGGCTAGTGCGACAGCGGCGGCAACATCCAAAAGCAATGCACAGACAAGTGCGGCGGCAGCGGCACAGTCAGAATCTAATGCAAAGGCATCTGAGAATGTGGCAAAATCAAGCAGAGATGCAGCTGTTGAATCAGCACAGACCGCGACAGAAAAGGCAACATCCGCCAGTGAATCAGCAATTACAGCTAGTGAGAAAGCCGATATTGCCACACGGAAAGCAACAGAAATTATCGGAAAAGCAGAATCTGCAGCAGATAGTGCAACCAAAGCACAGAGTTATGCCGTTGGCGGTACCGGCAGCCGGGAGGGAGAGGACTCTGATAATGCTAAATATTATTATCAGCAGGCAAAAGACGTATCAGAGGGACTAAAAGGTGGATTGCAGCCGCATGGCACGGTGGCTTTTGCAGATCTTCCGGCGCTTCCGGATGTCAATGCAGGATGGATGTACAATATTTCGGATGAATTTACGACCACGGACGATTTTAAAGAGGGCTCCGGCAATGCAGTTCCCGCCGGCGCGAATATCTACAAAACGTCAGACGGAAAGTGGGATGTTCTGGCCGGTACCCCGGTGACGGGGGTCAAGGGTGCAAAAGAAACATCCTATCGGCGAGGAAATGTCAATCTCACCCCAGAAAACATTGGGGCAGTAGCGACAGGTGGAGACACAGCGAGCAATGTCACATCATTTACAAGTAGTGATGTGGCAGATGGATCAGCGCCATCGTGGACAAACGTTGCTACACTGACAAGTGGCGAAACGCATACTTCTCTTTTTGCGAAGGTATCGCAGATGTTTAAAAACATCCGTTATCTGTATAAAATGCTTGGAACAACGGATATTTCAAAAATTGGGGATGGAACAACAACGGGTGCTATATCATCGCTGAACAGCAGTTTAAAGAACTATTTAACATTAACAGATCTTACAAAAGATATAAATTTTGGAAAATCATATAATGGAATAACTAATGTCTACTATCGTCAATATGGTCGAATCGCTTGCGTTATTGTTGCAGGCGTTGCGGATAAAGATTATTTGGCACAAACACCTTATAAAATAGCAGATGCGGCAGATTTTAATATAGGGGATGGATGGCACAGTTCAGTCGAATTTAATACAGGTATTACCATGCGAGTATATAAATTAGATGATGATATAGTAATGGACTTTCATCAAAATATATTAAAAGAAACGAGTATTTACACACATTTTACATATATCGTGTTGTGATTAAGTATAATTGAAATCTTTTTCTATTATTTTTAAATCACCTAATGTTTTTCCATATAAACCTCTAAAAGTGGTTTTATGAATATTGTTTCATTGCCATGCTTATTCACCGCCTATAGCAACATAACCAAAATGTTGTTGATAAAACGAATATCCAGTTAAGATATAAATGCCAGATGATAAGTTTTTGAGTGCATCTTTAATATTCACAACAATGTCTTCATTGTGCCCTTTGATATTGATGATTCTTACATTCGCTAAACTGCTATTTAGTGAAAAACTGTGGTCAAAGATGGAGCGGATGAAAGGCCGACTTGTGGCTTTGGAAAAGTAACCGGACAAATAATCACAAAAACCGACATAAACCGACATATTGTAACAAAGCTGTCGAAACTTGCGACCGAAATGATTTGAATAATGCTGGCAAAATTTGTAAAATAAAATTGTCCGATAAGGGCACTTCAAGTTCTGGAGAGAGGGCGATGTTTGGCGATTCATTGCCCTCTCAAATGTTACTGGCAAATAATGGTAATTTTTTTTGTGTGGGGTTGACTGCAAAGAACATACGTTCTATAATGACATTAACATTATCGGTTGCAGAGATTGGAGGAGAATAAGATGGGGGAAAATGAGTGCAATGAGGAAACAGCGTTTTACAAGGAAAAAATAACTGAAATGGTCGTTAAGTGCGACAACGAGCGATTTTTGAAATTTTTATATAACACAATACTTTCATTCAAAAAAAAGTGGGGCATTTAGTGCCCCTCTTTTTCATGCCAATAGGTTATATTGTCAAATATAGTCTGTCTATGTTCTTTGCTAAGTTTCATTAGCATTTTTAAGTTATCCAGCAATTCACTATCTGACATAAGGTCTGGAAGAATATCTGGTGCGTTTTCTAAATTATCTTCCCAACCCATTAAATAAGATGGAGAAACTTCAAGAACTTTCCCAATAATTTCTATTTTATCACTTGGAATATTAGTAATAATGTTGTTTTCATATTTATATAGTGTTTGCTTTGAAACTTTTATTTTCTCTGCAAGCTCTACTTGTGAAATACCTAAAAGCTCTCTCTGCTTTTTTATCCTATCTCCGATTGTCATTTGAGTTTTCCTCCTTTCCTATTGGTAACTTTATTATAACACAAAAAAGTTACTCGTCAAGAAAAAAATAACTTGACAAGTTACCAAAATGGAATATAATAAAAGTAACTTCAAAAGTTACGAAGTTAGAAAGGAGTAGTCAGATGGTTGATACAAACAAACTTCGCGGCGTTATTGCTGAAAATGGCAAAACACAGGCTGATGTTGCGGAAATGATTGGAGTTACGCCAAAAACATTTTATATGAGAATGAGTAAGGGCGTTTTTGGAAGCGACGAAATTCAGGTTATGATTGATAACCTTCACATCCAAAATCCAATGGATATTTTTTTTGCAAAGAAAGTAACTTAAAAAGTTACTAGAAAGGAGATGTAAAAACATTGGAAAAATTAAGATATTCTGTTTTGGATTCATCTGGAAAAGCAACGATTGTTGAGCGTAAAGACGGAAGATATATTGACATTGAAGAAATGGCGCAGCATGTCGCATTTAATGTTTTGGATGATTACAGCAAAATTCTTAATGGCGAAAAGAAAATTGATGAGACAAACATTAGATTGTCTATCAATGTTCTCAACGCCGTTGCTCCGTTAGCAAAATATTTTAGAACGGGCTGTGCCTACGGAAAGGATTAGTAGATGCAGATACTTTTGCTAAAGTTGGTTCTTCTTCCGAAATTTCTTCATTGATTTCTTCGCAGTATTGGTCGTACTTGATTTTGAAATCATTGAAAGAACCGTTATATCCACAGATTTTAGCAATAGCGTAGGCAGATACATATTCATCGTTCAAAATTACACCTCCCTTATTTGATGATAAGGGAATTATAACATAGAAAGGAGAAGAATGTTGCATAGCATTGAAGAATTAAAAGATACCCTCTACCAGCAAATCGAAACGCTGGCAGAGGAAAGTAAGAAAACATCAGATACGGAAACAAAAATTCGCATTGCAGGCGAAATCGACCGTATCGCTGAAACGATTATTAGGATTGATGCCGATTGAGTATTGATTCGATGCTAGATATGTTTCTTTCGATAGATTTTAGCTCTGAAAGATTTTTAATGCTTTTTAAATTACTTAATTTATGAACAGCACAACAATCAGAACTGGAAACATACCAAGCACAATCGCGGATGCAATCTCTAAAATCGTTAAGTGGACATTTGTTAATGGTTACCACCTCCTTATGGAGGATTATAACACGGAAAGGAGTTGGATGGAATGGACGAGTTAGTGAAAGTCAATTTTGATACACAGACAGTATCGGCAAGAGATTTATACGATTTATTATCGAAAGAAGACGGAGTTAAAGGTACAGAACGTTTTAGTAAATGGTTTGAAAGATATTCTGGGTATGGATTCGTACAGGGCATAGATTTTTCAACCCCGAACAAAAAAGTACGGGTTCAAATCGAGGGAACCAGAGAGGTTCAGCGAGAGGTAGACGATATTGATATTTCTGTTGATATGGCAAAACAGATTTGTATGTTGCAGAGAACGGAAAAAGGAAAAGAAATTCGCCAGTACCTCATCGACTTGGAAAAGGCGTGGAACACACCAGAGCAGGTATTTGCCAGAGCGTTAAAGATGGCTGATGAGAAAATCAACAGCCTTAAGGAAATCAACACCAGTCTGATTGCTGAAAATCAGAGGATGAAACCGAAAGAAATCTTTGCCGATGCAGTGGCAACAAGTCACACATCAATTCTTATCGGAGACTTGGCAAAGCTGATCTGCCAGAACGGCTATCAGATAGGGCAGAAGCGGTTGTTTGAGTGGTTGCGTGAGAATAACTTCCTTATTAAAAACGGTTCATCAAAGAATATGCCGCAGCAGAGATATGTTGAACAGGGGTTATTCGAGGTAAAGGAAAGCAACGTGCAGAATCCGGATGGATCAGTAAGGATCACTCGGACAACCAAGGTAACCGGTAAAGGTCAGATATACTTCGTCAACAAGTTCTTGGAAAGAGGTTGCGCTGATGAAGAATAGCCTGGCAAACTGGTAGTTTCCAACAAAAATATGGAATTGGAAAGATTAACAGGAGAAATTCATGGATAAACAAACGAATATTGCTTTAAGAAAAACATTAGATCAGATCGGCGCAAGCCATTCGCTCAAAGGATACACATACACAATTAGAGCGATAGAGAAATGTCTGGACGACAGGGATGCGCTTAGATGTGTTATGAAGGAAATTTATGCAAAAATCGCAGAAGAGAACGAAACTACCGTATCCAAAGTAGAAAGAAAGATCCGGAACTTAATAGAGGTCACATGGATAAATGGAAATGTGAATGCGATCAATGAAATTTTTGGTTATACAGTTTCGCCGAAAAAGGGGAAGCCAACCAATTCAGAATTTATTGCGGTAATAACAGATTTTGTGTCCTTGCACGGGCAGGAAATTGAAAGTGATTCTTATAAGTGGCGGGAGTGAAGTGCGTATGAAGAAGTTGGCAAAGGTGATTGAATTTGTAGGCGCGGCGATTTTTTTTCTTTGTATGTGTGCGGATGCAACGGAAAATCCTATTGTAGCGATACCGACTATAATCAGCTTACTTTTATTGTATGCCGGATCAAGAATTGAAGGAGGATGGCAGGATGCGGAAGAGATTGTCGAAGATCATAATTATTATGTTGATGGTGATGACACTGACTATGGTATTAACTACATTACATACGACAGCAACGGAACCGAGCGATACATGGATTTCAAATGAGTATCTTCCTTATATAAAGGAGATTTCAAACGAATATCATATTTGCCCGGAAATGGTAATGGCGATCATCGAGCATGAAAGCAGTGGACAAGCCGATGTGGAGAATGGTGGATGCAAAGGTCTCATGCAAATTTATGAAAAATATCACAGAGACCGGATGGAACGTCTTGGAGTAGAAGATCTTTATGATCCGTATGGGAATATTCTCGTTGGATGCGATTATTTGGCGGAGTTGTTTGAAAAAATATGAGGGAGACATGAGCACAGTCCTTATGATCTATAGCGGAAAATCAGATGCGTTGACCAGAACATACGAGAATCGCACTGAATATGCAAAAAGCATAATGAACAGGACGGTTGAACTTGAAAGACTTCATGAAGAAACGGAATCAGACTTTGGAGAGGGTCTATAAACACTACTACATTATAATACGAGGAGAATTTCAAATATGAATAAAGAAACAATGGAAAACAACAAAGTGGAACTGGCAGGCGTGATTATTTCAGAGCCGGAGTTTATGTATGAATCATACGGAGAGAATTTTTACAAAATGTCTCTTGGAGTAAAAAGAAAGAGTGGCGCCGTAGACGAGATCCCATTAACCATTTCAGAAAGACTGTTTGATATGGAGGACAGATATTCAGGAATGGCGGTACGGGTTTCTGGAAGTTATAGATCATTCAACAAACAGGAAGGTACCAGACGCCGGTTGATCTTATCTGTGTTTGTTTGTGACATTGAGGCGATTGACTCAAAAGATGCGAATATTGATAAGAATTGCATTACGATCAATGGATATGTTTGCAAAGAGCCGAATTACAGAAAGACGCCACTTGGTCGCGAGATCACAGACATGCTGATTGCAGTAAACAGAGATTATGGGAAATCTGATTACATTCCGTGCATTGCCTGGGGAAGAAATGCAAGATTTGCAGGCGGACTTAAAATCGGGACCCGTGTTAAGTTGATTGGAAGAATCCAGAGCCGAGAATACGACAAGAAGATTTTTGACACGGAGTTTGAGAAGAAAGTGGCTTATGAGGTTTCCGTAAGCAAATGTGATGTGATTGAGGAGGGGAAAAATGAAAATAACGATTAAGAGTATTCACATCGAGAACTTCAAGGGCATCAATATGCTTGACGTGAATTTCTCTGTGAAAACGAAGATCAGCGGGCAGAATGCCGTAGGAAAGACAACGATCTTTGATGCGTTTACATGGCTGCTTTTCAACAAGAACAGTTCCGGAGAGGAAAAATTCAATGTTCGACCGTTGGATAAGGACGGAAACCGCATTGATAACGTGGAAATCAAGGTGTCTTCCATTCTGGATGTAGATGGAAAGGAAGTTGAACTTTCCAAGACACAGAAACAGAACTGGGTTAAGAAGCGTGGAACCGATACGGCAGTATTGCAGGGGAATGTTAATTCGTTTGAGATTGACGGCTATCCGAAGAGTGAAGCGGATTTCAAGGCTTATGTTTCGGAATTGGCACAGAGCGAGGAAATGTTCAAAATGCTGACTAATCCGCAGTATTTTTCTTCTTTGAAATGGAAAGACCAGAGAGATATTCTGATGAAACTTGTTTCAGAGGTTTCAGATGTAGAGCTGGCACAGACGGACGCAAAGTATGCACCATTGCTTTCGGAATTGGAAAAAGCACCGTCTACGGATGATATTAGAGCAAAATTTTCCAAAGCATTGAACGAGTGGAAGAAGAAGCAGGCAGAGATTCCAGTCCGAATTGACGAAGCCATGAAATCCAAGGTTGACATCGATGTTGCAGAACAGGAACTTGCGAAAACAGACTTGGAAACCAAAATTGCAGATATTGATGCGAAGATCAAAGATTCTGACGGAGTAATGATGGAGTTAGGACGTGAAGAAATGCAGCTGCAGTTTGATATGTCTGGAATTATGCAGACTATGAATCGCGATCTGACAAACAGGAGAAGCGAGATCGAAGCAGAATTACGCGATTTGCAAAACGAGATGAAGCGATTTGCAGATACTATTGCTTTGAAAGAGAGACGGGTTTCAGAAAACGAGACGGTTATTTCCAATGCTGATTCAGAGAGAAAAAGGCTTGGAGAGGAGTACAACACAGAAAAAGCAAAGACTTTTGATGAATTCCCATATCTGTTTGATGAATCCAAGTGGATATTTGATGAAAACAGCACCATTTGCTCATTGTGTGGTCAGAAGTTGCCGGAAGATAAAATAGAGCAGTTAAAGGCTGATTTTGAAAGCAGAAAGAGGAAAGCAAAGGCAGATGCGGAAGAAAAAATGAAATCAGAAAATATCAGATTTGACACAGAAAAGAGAAAAGCACTGAACAGATTGGTTGCTATCGGCACAGAGAGAAAAAATCTTATCACAAAATTAAGGGATGAAAATGCCAAAGCAAAGGAAGAAATAAAATCCTTAAAGGAAAAGGAGCAGGAAGCTATTGCAAAAAAAGAAAAGCTTTGCCAGCAATTATCATCGATTCCGGAAATTGCCGATTATTCGCAGAATGAAGAGTACGTGGATTTGAAAGCAAGGCATGACGAAGTTCTGGAAGAAATTGAAAAGATGAACGCCAATGGAGAGGATGCAGCAGTTGAATCCTTAAAATCTGAAAAAGAAGAGCTTCAGGCGCGTCTTGATGATGTAAATAAAATCATTGCAAAAGCATCTATGAATGTTGAGATTGATGAGCGTATTGGGCAGTTGCAGGAAGAACAGAAAGAAATCGGGCAGAAAGTTGCAGACCAGGAACAGATTCTTTACATGTTGGAAGAGTTTATTCGTTTCAAACTGGATAAGGTTTCTGAAACCATCAACAGCCATTTCAAGACAGTTAATTTCAAACTCTTTGAAATGCAGTTAAATGGCGGTATGAAAGATTGCTGTGAGTGTACTGTAAATGGCGTTCCGTATTCGACTTTGAACAGTGGTCACAGAATTGTAGCCGGACTTGATATTATCCGTTCTCTTAGCGAGTTATACGGCGTGAGCGTGCCGATTTTTGTGGATAACGCAGAGAGCTTAAATGATTTCAATGTGCCGGATATGGATACGCAGTTAATCCTTTTGAGTGTATCAGAGGACAAGCAGTTGAAAGTGGAGGGTGTGTAGGATGAACAGTAAGAACATCAAGCGGCATTTAGGTAACAAACTTCGTGACTGGATGGAGAGCATTGAGGATGAGAACGTAAAGGCTGTGGTGAAAGAAAATACCATTATTACAGGTGGCGCCTTGGTTTCCCTTTTAACAGGGGAGACGGTGCATGACTACGATGTATATTTCAGAACAAAAGATGCGTGTATTGCAGTTGCAAAATACTATGTTGATAAGTGGAACGATATGCACAAAGATAAACCAGTCACTCTTATGTGGGGAGAAGAATTGGCAAAAGTGACTGGTAGTGATAATGGTTCGGTAAAATGTTTTGTCCGTTCCAAAGGAATTGCAGATGAGGATGAAGTGAAAGGGAATTCCGTTTCTTACAATTTTGATTCCACAGCCGAGGAAGACGAAGCGGTTGGAATGGAACACGAACAGGAAGAGACAGATTCGGATTCCAAGGAAAAATACAGACCGTGCTTTATTACCAGTAATGCAATCAGTCTTTCTAACAAAATACAGATTGTTACGAGATTCTACGGAGAAGTAGAGGAAATTCACAAGAATTATGATTTTGTTCACTGCACTTGCGCTTGGAGTTCATGGAATAACGAAGTATTTCTTCCTCAAAAAGCATTAGAGTGCATTATAAACAAGGAATTGTATTATGTAGGCTCTAAATATCCACTTTGCTCTATCATCCGCACGAGAAAGTACATTGAACGTGGTTACCATATCAACGCTGGTCAGTATGTAAAAATGTGTATGCAGTTAAACGAACTGGATTTGAAAGATGTAAAAGTCTTAGAAGAACAGCTGACTGGCGTAGATACAACTTACTTTCAGATGATGGTTGAAGCATTACAGAAGCACATGGAAGAAACAGGTGATTCCAAGGTTGACACAACGTATGCAATGGAATTGATAAATAAGTTGTTTTAGATGGCGAGGTGTAAGAGTGCAGTATATCAAAGCAAAATTCCCAAACAGCACCAGAAGTTATACATACCGCACCGAGGATTCCGTAAAAGCCGGTGACACGGTTGTAAATGCCAAATGTGCGAAGCTGACAGTTACGGATGAAACCGTGGATATGAAGTGGGTAGAAACCTACGGTGCTGATAAGGTGGCAGTTGTGAAGAAGTGTGAAGAACCGGAAAGCGGTGGTGACGATGAGAGTTAATCCATGTAGATATTGTGCATTGTCTGTAAACCTTAATGGAAAGCATTGTTCAAGGTATTCTTCCGAAGAGTGCGCAAAATGCGAGAACATTCAAAAACACAGGGAATACCTTTTAAGTCAGCGAAAATTCGCAGAGGGTGAGCAGATTACAAGCATTGAGGAACTTTTGAAACAGGAATGGGTAATGTGGTATCACAGTACAAAGCACATAGAGGTTTTCAAGAATATGCAACTCAATCTTGTTTTGAAATTTCTTAAAAATGGAGCATTTAAAAAAGCAATAAGGAAAGAAAGCGAGGAAAAATAATTATGGCAGAGAACACAGCAGTAGCAAAGGCAGAGGAAAAGAAAGAGGAAAAGACAGAGGTTGCACACAGCAACAACAAGGTTACAGACTATAGCCTTGGAATTTTTGGAACATCAGATAATTTCATTATGGCTATGCAGATGGCAAAGGCGTTGGCGAGTTCAACTATCGTTCCGGCAACATTCCAGAAGAACGATGCAAACTGTCTGATTGCTATTGAGCAGGCGCAGAGACTGCGAGTAAGCCCACTGATGGTTATGCAGAATCTGTATGTGATTCAGGGTAGACCGTCTTGGAGTTCAAAGTTTCTGATTGCGGCAATCAATAATTCCGGCAAATTCGATATGGAATTACAGTTCGAGGAAACCAAAGATAAGGATGGCAAGCCTTATTCGTGTCTCGCTTGGACTACGAAAAATGGTCGTAGAGTTGAGGGTATGACCGTGGACATGGAAATGGCTAAAGCCGAGGGATGGCTTGGTAAGAACGGTAGTAAGTGGAAAACCATGCCACAGTTAATGCTTCGATACAGAGCCGCTTCATTTTTTTCTAGTCTGAATTGTCCGGAATTAACAATGGGACTGTATACGAAAGAAGAGATGCAGGACAACGATTTCAAGGAGTATCCTATGGAAGATTTGCAGGAACAGGTTAAGCATGAAGTATCCGAAAACGCAAATACAGAGGATTTTCCTGTTGAGCCGGAGGTTGCCGAAACTGTGGAAGAGCCAAAGATGGCAGATAAACCGGAAAAGGTAGAGACGGAAGTTGTTGAGAATGACAATGATTTGCCGGACTTCATGAAGTAGGAGGATAGAATGAACTTTCCAAAATCTGAATTGAGTAAGCAGGATGCATTGCACCTATGGATTACTTGCCGTTCGGAGTATGCCAAAGAGCAAATGTTCCTTACAAATTACGGAATTGTCTTTTTTGTTATGCAACGTTTAGGTATTCCAGCGTTTGATGAAGATATGTTTCAGATTGGTTCCATTGGACTTCTAAAGGCTATTGACACCTTTGATGCTTCAAAAGGATGTTTTTCTACATATGCTTTTCGACTTGTGAGAAATGAACTGCTTATGGAATTCCGGAAAAGTAAAAAATCAGTAAATGCAGCATTTTCATTAGATGATAATGTGGATATAGGAAATGGCGAAAGCGTTTCTTATGCTGAAATGATAGCAGATCGTAAGGATTATGAAGAAAATACAGTTAATTCCATGCTTGCTCAACAGATTTTTGAGGAATTGAGTCCGAGAGAACAACGTATTTTTATTATGTTTTTTGTGGAAGGGAAAACACAAAGCGAAATATCCAAAGCACTTGGAATTACACAATCCTATATTTCAAGGATTATTAAAGGAATAGGAAAAATAAAAAAGAAAGGAAGAAAAGCCAAATGAGAGTTATTAGCCAGGACGGCACGATTGATATGCCGTATGAACAGGTAATAATTACAAGACATGATAAAAGCATTTACTTAATGGAACATCTTACTGAGGACGTTGAAATTGCTAAATATTCCACGGAAGAAAAAGCAAAAGAAGCCATGGAAGAATTAAGAATGGCTTATATGTGCCATAATCTTGTAAAGATGGGGCAGACACCGCCAGATGGAATTGACGAAAAACTTACTATGGGTTTGAGTGGAGTATTTGAGTTTCCGGCGGATGAAGGATTGGAGTAGCATATGGAAGTTATATCATTTTTAGAATCCGTACAGAAAGGAATGGAAGATAACATTTACAACTTTTGCAGAGATGGGAAATGTAGCCAATGCGGTAACTGCTGTTCCAATCTTTTACCAATGAGCAGAAAGGAAGTAGATGCAATTCACAGATATATCCGTAAGAACCATATCAAAGAGTGTAGGCACCTGCTTCCTACTGTGAATCGACCATATGATATGACATGCCCTTTTCTTGATACGGACAAGAGTTGTGAGAAATGCAGAATCTATCCGGTTCGACCAGAAATTTGCAAGCAATTTATCTGTGACAATGAGCAGAGGGCAAAGCATAATCGGGCATTGTTGGGACAGACAAGACAGATTATTGATGTGAGGAGTGAGTTTTATCACAGAAATGGAAAATAGGCAGAAAGAAAAAATTACAAAAAGCCGAGAACGCGTCAAAAAGTTTGGAGAAGTTTATACGCCGGGCTGGATGGTACAAAAGATGTGCAATATGTTGGAAGATGAAAATGGTGGTGCAGAGTGTTGGAGAGGAACAGTGTTGGAGCCTGCGTGTGGTACTGGAAATTTCCTTGTGGAAATCTTGAAACGGAAACTGTCAATAGGAATGACTGAAACGGAAGCTGCAGAGACATTATTCGGCATTGATATTCTGGCAGACAACATAGAAGAGAGCATACAGAGACTTACGGATCTTGCACCGACAGCAGAAAGTATATTCAGAAAGAACATTGTTCAGGGCAACTTTTTAAAACCGGAAGGAATATGGTTTTTGGAGGATGCCGAATGAGAGAAAAAGCGGAAGACCCTTATGTATCTCTTGGTATATGCTCCAGATGTCACAAAGGCATATTGGGAACGCAGTACAAAATGTGCGCTGAGTGCCGGGAGAAGAAAGCGAAGGTAGAAGCTAAGAGACTTGCAAGGGAAACACCGGAACAGGCAGAAGCACGGAAAGAAAGAGTCCGTACCAGATATTACATGAATAAGTCCAGTGGAATATGCGTGAAGTGTGGAAAACGTAATGCAGTATGCGGAACTGTTTTATGCAACAGGTGTTTGGCAAAGAGGCGTTCGTGCGAGAAGTCCACAAGCCAAAGGGAGTACCGGGAGGATAAAGGATTGTGCATAATCTGTGGTAGACCGGCGGTATCTGGAAGAAAGCATTGTGAGGAACATTTAAAGATGCTACGGAAAACAGTTGCAAATGCAGCAAGCCATATAGACTACACGAAACATCCTTGGATAATCGATAATAAACACATATTTGAAAATTGAGGTGAAAGAGGTATGAAACTTAAAACATTAGGTTCTGGTTCATCCGGTAATTGCTACATGCTGGAGAATGACAAGGAAGCTTTGATAATCGAAGCCGGGTTGCCTTTTATGGAAGTCAAGAAAGCACTGGATTTCAATGTGATGAAAATTAAGGCTGTGATTACTACCCATTTCCATACTGACCATAGTCTTTATAGCTTACAATATGTGCAAGCTGGCATTCCTGTTTTTGAACCATGCAGACAGCCGATAAAAGATTCTGAAATGCGTTTTAGAAAAGGAAATTTTGACATAAGAGCATTTGAAAACCGTGATAAATCTGGAAGATGGCTACATAACAACGGAGACGGTTCAGAGTGTCCGTGCGTTGGGTTTTACATTACGCATCCAGAGATGGGAAGCCTTGTGTATGCAACAGACACAGAATACATCAGATGGCGATTTAATGGTGTTAATCACATCATGGTGGAAGCCAACTACGATATGCAGTTTGTGAACCGAGAAGAACCAAATTACGAGCACAGATTAAGAGGTCATATGAGTTTACTAACGGCACTTGACTTTATTTCTACTAACGATAATCCGGCATTGCGAAATGTCGTTCTAATTCACTTATCAGATAAAAGCGGAGATCCCGCACTATTCAAACAAAAGACAGAAGAAACAGTTAAATATGGATCAGATGTTTACGTGGCGGAACGTGGATTAGAGGTTGATATGAACCTTTACCCGTTTTAAGGAAGCGAGGAATAAGTGAATGAATAAAGTGATTTTAATGGGAAGATGCACCAAAGACCCGGAAGTAAGATGGTCGCAGGGCGAGAAGTCAACAGCTATCGGTAGAATTACTCTGGCGGTTGACCGAAAATTTAAGCAGGATGGACAGCCAACGGCAGATTATATCAATTGTCTTGCGTTTGGTAAAAGAGCAGAGTTTCTTGAAAAATATTGCAAAAAGGGAACAAAGCTTGTAATTGAAGGAAGCTGGCAGACCGGAAGTTACACCAACAAAGACGGTAATAAGGTGTACACCAATGAGTGTTTGATCGAAAGCTGTGAATTTGCAGAGAGCAAACAGGCTTCGCAGGACAACGGAAGTTACAAACCGCAGCCTATGACAGATTCGGATGGTTTTATGACTATTCCAGATGGAATTGAGGAAGAGTTGCCTTTTACATAAAAACTGATCTGGATAAGCTAATACAGTAAGAAGGGAGATATGTATGTTATTGATCGAGGACAAAGGTCAGAAAGAGGGTCAGCACATACTTAAGAATCGCTATTTTGATCGTAATGACATAGAGGTGCTACGAGCACCTCTTCCAGTTGGAGATTATGTTATCGCGGAAGAAACCGTTCTTGACGTTATAAGACGAAAGTCAGCAAGAAAGATGGAAGTTAAGAAGATGGACTTTATTGGAAGCTACAAGGTTGCTGTAGATACTAAGAAGGACATGCAGGAGATTACGGGAAACGTCTGCGGAAAACAGCATCCAAGGTTCCGGGACGAGTGTATTTTGGCGCAGAACAACAATATAGCACTGTATGTTTTGGTTGAGAACATGGATGGAATAAAAACTATTGAAGACGTTTTTCATTGGCACAATCCAAGGCTTGAGAGATACAACAAGATAAAGTACATGCACGGTATTGGAAAGTGGTTGAATGTACCGCTTCCAAAGGCACCGCCAACAAGCGGGGAAGTCCTTGGAAAAGCAATGCTTACAATGCAGCTTAAGTACGGAGTGGAATTTGTTTTTTGCAGACCGGAAGATGCAGGATCGCGTGTCATTGAGCTTTTGGAAGTAGAAAAGTGATAATTTTTTGGAACTTGAAGGAGATATTATGGCAAGTAAGCGGATGTTTCGTATAGATTTAGTGACGTCAGATGCTTTTCTTGACATGCCGCTCACAGCGCAGGGGTTGTTTTTTCATTTATGCATACGGGCAGATGACGACGGTTTTGTTGACTGCGCTAATAAAACAGTAAGAGAGTGCCAGGCTTCAAAGGAAGACTTGCAAATTCTCATTGACAAACATTATGTTCTTACTTTTCCAGGATCTAATGTTATTGTCATAAAACATTGGAAATTACATAACTGCATTCAAAAAGACCGTTATAAGCCAACCAATTATGCAGAAGAAAAATCAATGCTTTATACGAAAAGAAATGGCGCATACACCTTTGATGCTTCAAAAAATTTTTCCGGAGTGAATGCAATAAGGAGCGCAGGAAGCTCGCCGGGGAAAGAAGTGGAAGCGTGCATACCGCCATTGGCGGAAGTGGCTGATTATTGCCGTAAGAGGAAGAATGGTGTGAGCGCGGAATCATTTATTGATTACTACAAATCAATAGGTTGGAAACGTAATGGAGAAATAATAACCGACTGGAAAGCCGCATTAAGGAGTTGGGAGAAGCAGGAAAAAGAGAGTAACCCAAGATCAAAAAACAAATTTAATAACTTTCATCAGAGATCTTATGACTATGATGAATTAGAAAAAACTTTGGTGGAGACAAATGTTAGGGAAGGGCGTGATAAGAAATGATGGAAATGGGCGAATACGAAATTTGCAACAGGTACCGACATGCAAAGCATAAAGGTGAACAGTTGGAGATTCTTGCGGAACTAAACGACGTCACAAGGCACAAAATTATTGGAATTTTATTGGAAAACGGAGAAAATGTAAAACTTCCAATAAGAACAAGGGGAAGAAAACGCAATACGGATTTTACAGAAAAAGAATACCAGAAAGCATTACTTAATAGGCTCGATGAATTGGATGGTCAAATTTCTGATCGTGAAAATGAATTCAAAGATATATGCACAGTTCTTTTTGGAACTCGATTCGATTGAGATGAAAAGAAAGGAGAACTGATTCATGAGAAATAAAGATGAAGAACTTAGGCGAGAGGGAATGGCATATGCTCTGCGAATTGCAAAGGAGAATGGAATTGACTCTCTGGAAGAAGAGTGCCGCTTTCGCGGCGCAACAAAATTACCACTTGCGCTACCCAAGAATGCAATAGATGAATGCGTCAGCAAGATTAAATTAAATACCATAGACACGGTAACGATTTTGTCTGCAATGGTTTTGCACGATGAGTTTGACTTTGGTAAAAGCCACATACAGAGATTTGTTGATCGCTTCAATAAAAAGGCAGAATGCATCATGGATGATTATGCTACATGGGAAGATCAGATACAGATCTTGAAAGAAGAGTGTGGGTTGGATTTTAAAATTCGCAGAAATGACACTGATGTGAAAGTGAGATAAAGGTATGAAAGAAAAAACGCGCAACGATATAGGCGACGCGCTTAAGAGATTCAGAGAGGTGCCGTATCAGCTACGGTGCGGAAAGGAGCAGGGAAATGATTGAATGCATGAGAACAGTAGCGAGAAAGCCGGGGTTTGTGCAGTGGATTCCGGTAAGTGAGAGACTTCCGAAGAGCGGAGAATACATATTGCTGTCATTTGAAAACTTCTCTTTGCCTGTAGTTGGCAGATATGAGGGAAATAAAGATGAGGGTGGCAACTTCTATGTAGGGGATGACACGGAAACGTGCCTTGAGGAAGAGTTGATAGTGAATGCGTGGATGCCATTGCCGGAACCGTATAGAGAGTGAGGGAAAATAATGGAGAGTAGATATTTATATCGCGGCAAGCGGATTGATAACGGAAAATGGGTGGAAGGATATCTGTCATACCCATTTTGCACGGAAAAGGGCAACGAAAGTTATTATTTCTACGCAAAGGATAGTTTGGATTTCTTCTGTCATTGTGTTGTAGA